CAAGTGGTGGCGGATCGGCAAGAACATCCTGACGATCATCAAGAACCTCTTCACCGCCGCCAACCCCGCCGGCGGGTCCCTGGTGTCGCAGTTCGAGAAGTTCACCAAGTACGTCGCCGACCTGTCCGGGTCCAAAGAGGGCCGCACCTGGCTCATCAACTTCTTCGACAAGATCCAAAACCTGCCTTACGCGGACATCATCGACTTCTTCAAGAACGCCGTCGTCTTCTTCGCCGCCTTCCGCTTCTTCAAGTTCCTCAAGGGCCTCAACCCGTTCCTCACCCTGGTTGCCGCCCTCGCCGCCGCCGACCCTGAAGGTGCCGCCAAGACGTTCGGGCAGATCTCCCGGTTCATCGGCAGCATCATGGACAAGCTCGTCGAACACCCCAAAGCCACCGCTAGCCTGCTGACGATTCTCGCGTTGGCAAAGGCCGGCAAGGCAATCGGCTTCGACATCAAGATCCCCGCCATGAACGGGATCCGCAATGCCCTCACCAGCAAGTTCAAGGTGCTGGACAAGTTTGTGGGCGGTGGCGCCACCACCGGCACCATGACCGTCCACGCCGGAGTCGTCAACGTCTACGGCAAGGGCGCAGTCGACGCCCCCGGACGCGGCAAGCCAGGAAAGCCCGGAGCGCCAGCAGCGGCAGGCGGGGGGCTACTCACCGGCGCTGCGATTGCCGCCGTCGTCGCTGCCGTCTTCGCCGACCAGCAGTTTCAGCGGGCACAGAAGGGCGAAGGATTCGCCGACCCGTTCAAGCAGTTCGCCAACAACCCCGGCATCGGCACCGGCCTCAACACCCTGCAAATGGCGTCCCCGATCGGCTGGCTCGCCTACGGGCTGGGCCAGGCGAAGTCGAAGAAGTTCTTCGGTGTCACCCTGCCCGACTGGATCGGTGCCGGACTCGTCGCCCGGTTCCCGAAGCTGCTGGCCCTGAAAGCCCCGAGACTCGCCGCCGAGCGGGCCATGGGGCAGGAGGGCAACGCCTTCAAGCGACTCAGGTCTGACCTGGACGCGACGGGAGGCTTCGACAACCCCGTAGCGCAGGCCTCGCTGGAGGCCTATATCGCTAAGCGCAAGCAGTCCGTCTCCGCGTACGTCGCCTGGGTCAAGTCGGCTCAGGGCCCCGTCGCGGCAGCGGAAGCCCAGCGCATCGAGGACGAGAAGTCTAAGACGGCCCTCGAAAACCTCATGACGCAGTACGGGTACACACAGGAGGCCGCCGAGGACTACGCCGAGAAGGCCTACGCAGTCGGACGCGAGACCAACATCGCCACCGGATACGTCAAGGGCTTCAACGACAAGCTGGGCATCCTGTCAGAACGCCTCAACGACGTCACCGGCACGAAGCAGATCGTGCTCACCATCGACGGCGAGGAGAAGGTATTCCGCAGCCTGGAGAGCGCCGCCGCCTACCAGCAGACGATCCGGCAGGGAATCGCACCCACCCAGTCCAACCTGAACAAGCAGAAAAAGATCTTCCAGAAGAACATGGCCCAGGGCGGCCGGGTCACCGGGTACTCCCCGCACGACGAGGCCGACAACATCCCGGCCATGCTCACCGCGGATGAATGGGTTCAGCCGGTAGCGGCAGTCAAGCACTACGGCACCGACTTCATGGAAGCCGTCCGCACCCGGCAGTTCCCGAAGTTCGCGGCAGGTGGACCCGTCGCCCCGAACCAGTGGCCCTTCAAGGTCCAGATGCCACCGAACGCCGCCGACGTCGTCAAGCCCTACGTCGGGGTTCCCGGCACCGGCGGCGAACAGGAATACAAGGGCCGGGTCCCGCGCGGCCTGGGTGCTGTCGCCCGGCTCAGCGAACGGATGATGAGTGCCGTCATCGGCATCCATCAGCGTTTCCCCTGGGCGTTCGTCACCTCAGGTCGCCGCTACGGGCGCAACGCGATCACCGTCACCGGCAACAAGTCCTACCACGGGTTCGGCAGGGCGACGGACTGGCCGGCGTCGATGGAGCTGTTCAACTACTTCGTCGAGAAGTTCGGCAGGGTCGCCAAGGAGATCATCTACTCCCCGGCGGGGCACCGGCAGATCTGGAACGGCCGGGAGCACATGTACTCCGGCAAGGTCCGCGCCACGCACTTCAACCACGTCCACCTCGCCCTCGCCCAGGGTGGGCTGGTATCACCCCGCAAGTACGACACCGGCGGGGTCCTCCCACCCGGCTACACCCTGGCGTTCAACGGCACCGGCAAGAACGAAACCGTCCGCACCGAACGCCAGGAACAGGCACTGGTCACCGGCCCCACCCGCCTCGACCGCCGGGACCTGGCACTACTCGCGCACTACGTGGCGCAGGCAACCGGAACCCCGGCGATCACCATGGACGGGCGCCGCGTCGCCGAAACCACCAACCGCTACAACTACTTGCCGACGGGGGTGTGATGAACACCGATCGGAAACCGGCAGAGCTGGTACTGGTCAACGGGACAGAACAGATCACCCTGCGGCCCATGTTCCCCGGCGGCGCCGACCCGATCATCTGCAAGTCCTACGACCTGGGCGCACCCGAATACCGCTACACCACAGTCGCCAACCCGGGCGCCGACGGAACCACCTACTCGGACGGTTTCGTCGGCGCCCGCACCGTCACCTTCGAACTGGCGATCATGGGCGGCGAAAGCAGAGACGACTCGCTGACCCACGACGCCTACTGGTATGCATCGCGGCTGGTGTCCATGACCCACCCCATGGCGAAACCCGTCCTGCACATCACCCGCAACGACGAAGCCAGCTCCCACATGACCCCGACCAGGGTGCCTGATCCCGCCGACCCCGGCACCGCCTACACCCAGACGATGCAGCTCCGCGGCTCCCCGTACAACCTGCCCTACACCTCCCGCTCCGCGGCCCTGCTGGAGATGCAACTCGTCTTCACCTGCCCACTCGGACTCATCGAAGGCCCCCGGCTGGCCTACTCCACCGTCGATGTCGCCGACGACGGCATGGACTGGGTGTTCCCGGCGGCGTTCCCCAAAAAGTTCGGCCTCACCAGAAGCCAATACCCGCACCTGGTCATCCCCGTCGGAGGGGACACCCCCGTCGCCCCGATCCTCTACATCAACGGACCCTGCACCGACCCCGAAGTGATGAGCGGCGACGACCAGTTCCGGTTCCGCGGGCTCACCCTCGCCGCCGGGCAGACAGTCCAAGTTGACATGGGCACCGGCAACGTACGCCTGGGAGCCAGCGGCACCATCCTCGACGACATGACCGTCTACAACACCGTCGACTGGTCCGTCTCCACCTTCTGGCGCTGGCCACCCGGCGACCACGAGATCTACTACCTCAACACCTCCGGCACCCTCACCGTCGAGTTCAAGGAACGCCGAATCACCGCATAGGAGGGAAGCCGAGTGGCTACCACAGAAATCGACATCGTTGGCCACCCGTTCTTCCAGCAGGAACCCTCGGCGTCAACGACACCCATCTACTACAGCGCCGAAGAGTTCCGCAACTACACCGACTCCATGCACCGCCGCCCCGGAGTCCTCGGCACCACCCACATGACCGTCACCCAGGCCACCAACATCGGGTTCAAGATCAAGGTGGCCAACGGGTACGCGCTGATGGGCGGCTACATCGTCGACCTGCCCGACGACACCGAAGTGGACATGCCCTGGGCGAAGCCCCCCACCGGCACCCGCACCCACAAAGTCTTCATCGCCGTCTACGACCAACTCGCCGCCAGCCCCGTCAGCAAAGCGAGAATCGTCGCCACCGAAGACACCGGCTCCGGCGCACCCAACCCCGCCGGCGCCGTCGCCTACCACGAACTGGCCACCATCAAAGTCAGCTCCACCCAGGCCAACATCCAAAATGTCAACATCACCAACACCGCCCAACACGGCGGCAGCATGGGCGACTACTTCATCCTCGACTCCTACACCACCGGCTCGTACGCATCCGGCGGATCCGACGCCCCCGGAGGCCAGGCCCACTTCCGCGCCATCCACAACGCAGGCGTCGTGCGCCTCTCCGGGCGGCTCGTGCGTTTCGACGGCAGCGACTTCCCCTCCAACGTCGAGCTACACATCTGCACCCTGCCGAAGCACCTGTGGCCCAAGCACCTGCTCTACCTCACCGGCACCAGCTCCGACGCCGGCCCCAACAGCGGACCCAGCGGCACCATGACGTTCCGGCTGACGATCTTCGCCGACGGAATCATGAAGGTCCGCACCCCCTCCACCCAGAGCCCGCAACACCTGTTCTTCGACGGCATGAGCTACGACCTCGACTAGGAGCCCGTCAATGGCCAACGCAAGCTTTACCCCCTTCAAAGACGGGCTGATGACGGGCCAGTACAACCTGACCACCGCATCCGTCAAGGTCGCCCTCATCAAGAGCTACACCTTCAACGCCGCGCACACCTTCATGTCGGATGTCACCGGCGCCGGAGCCGTCGTCAACGCCGTATCAGCCAAGCTCACCAACCCGACAGTCACCGGCGGAGTATTCGACGCCGACGACGCCACCCTCACCACCACATCGGACGCCGCCAACCACACCCTCATCGCGTACCAGGCGTCAGCCCCCGCAGGAGGCGCCGACGTCGCCGCCAGCGCCCAACGCGTCATGTGGTACTTCGACACCGGCACCGGCCTACCCGTCACCCCCGGCGCGGGAACCGTCACCGTCGCCTGGCCCTCCGGCGCCGCGAAAATCTACAAGATCGGCTGACCGGGATGGCGCTGCTCGAAACCCTCACCGACGACTTCAGCGCAGGAACGCTCGACACCGGCAAGTGGACAGTCACCCCCAGCGCCGGAATCACCTACAACCTCACCGGCGGCACCTTCAACATCAACACCGCCGCCGGGTTCGCCGCCGCCAACGCCACCTTCACCCTCGCCAGCAAAAACGCCTACACCCTCGCCGAGTCGTACGCGGCAGTGCAGGTAACCACCCCAGGCAGCCTCCAACAAGACTTCGAAATGCGGATCGCCGGATCCAGTGGCGGCGAGAGGTTCTACTTCCTCAAAAGTGGCGGGCCCGGCCTCGTCATGCAGGGCTACGACGGCAGTAACTACTTCGCGCAGGTCAGCCCCACCTACGACCCGGTAGCTATGGCCTGGTGGCGTCTGCGGCGCACCGGCACCGGCCTGTACTGGGAGACCTCACCCGACGGCAACACCTGGACTGCCCGCACCAGCATCGCCAACTACACCCTCAAAGCCACCACATACTCCTTAAACTTCTACACCTACTGGTCCATCACCTCCTCCGCCACCACCGCCAAGATCGACAACGTCAACGTCACCCCGCCGCCGCCCTACACCGCGACAGTCACCCCCACCGGCATCAACGACGTGCAGGCGATCGGCGACCCGACAGCCACCACCACCGTCGCTGCCGTCAACCGCAGCTACCCGACGTTCCGCGACGGGCTCATGACAGGCGACTACGGGCTGCTCACCGGCAACATCAAGCTCGCCCTCGTCTCCGGCTATACCTTCGACGTCAGCCACCGCCACCTGTCCGATGTGCTCACCGCGGGAGCCACCGTCAACGGCACATCACCGGCACTCACCGGCCCGACAGTCACCAACGCCAGCTTCGACGCCGACGACACCGCCATCACCACCGCCGCGAACCCCAGCCCGCACACCCTCGTCGCGTACCAGGCGAGCAGCCCGAGCGGAGGCCCCGACCTACCCGCCGACGAGCAGCGCCTCATGTGGTACTTCCCCGCCGGCGTCGGACTACCGGTGACACCCGGCGCGGGAACGGTGACAGTCGCCTGGCCCAACACCGCCGGCAAGATCTACAAAATCGGCTGAGGTAGAGAGGGGCGCCCCCGGTGGCACTGCTCGAAACCCTCACCGACGACTTCAGCGGCGGAACGCTCGACACCGGCAAGTGGAAGACCACTGCGGGCAGCGGCACCTCCTACACCGTCAGTGGCGGCACTTTCAACATCAACACCGCTGCCGGGATCGCCAGCGCGAACACCGTCTTCAGGCTCGACTCGACCGCGCTTTACACCGCCACCGAATCCAGCCTGGCTGCGAAGGTAATCCCCTCCGGTCTGGCCGGAGCTAATTGCGACATGGAGATCGTCAACGGTGGCGGCGAGGAGTACTGGTTCCGGGTCAAGGGCACCGTCCTCACCCTTGGCGGCTACACCGGCACTGCCTTTGTTCTGAACACCGACATCACCTATGACCCTGTCGCCATGCTGTGGCTGCGGCTGCGCCATTCCGGCGGCGTCATGTACTGGGACACCTCGCCCGACGGTGGTGCGTGGACCGTTCAAGGTAGCGGCGCCTGCACGCTGAAGGCCCCGTTCACCGCTCGCTTCCTGAGCGCCTGGGCCACCGGGACCTCCCCGTCGGCCTACGCCATCAACATCGACAAGGTCAACATCCTCCCGCCCTACGCCGCCACCCTGCTCCCCACCGGCATCAACGACACCCAGGCACTCGGCGCTCCGGACGCCACCTGGGGTCAAACCGCAGCACCCACCGGCATCCTCGACGGCGAACTGATCGAGGCGCCCACACTCGCCGCCGAAGCCGTCATCACCCCGGACGGCATCACCGAAGCCCAGACCATCGGCGCCCCCGCCGTCACCCAGTCGTACGCCGGCACCATCGCCCCCACCGGCATCCAGGACTCGCACACCCTCGGCGCACCGGCACTCACCCAGGCCGTAGCGAAGCCCGTCCAGCCCGCAGCCATCAACGACCCCGAGGCAGTCGGCACCCCGGCGCTCGCCTTCTCCGCGCCGCAGCCCGTCCAACCGGCAGCCATCAACGACCCGGAAACCCTCGACCCGCCGACAGCCACCCTGGGCGCCGCAGACCCGCCGAAGATCCTCCGCCCGGACAGCATCATCGACCCGGGAACCCTCAGCCCACCCGAAATCCTCGGCTGCTGGGGCAGCAACTGGAACTACGGCGCCGGTACCTACAACTGCGGCATCTACAACGGGTACGCCGTCCCGGAAATCGCCGACCCGCCCATGTTCGGCGACGTCGCCGAATACGGCCCGCCCCTGCACATCCTCGGCATCGGCCCCTGGTCACCCGCCCTCGACTGGCGCGGCGTACCCAACCACGGCATCAACCCCGGACCGCTGACCCCCGTCGAAGCACCCACAGCCGGAGTGGCATTCGCCGCCGATTCCATCGTCGGAGTTGGCGCAGCCTCCTCCCGGCCCGTCATGGGCCTACCGCCCACCACCAGCAAAGGCTTCACCCTGCGGCTCGACGACGGCTCCGAAGCCCGGACTGATCTGTCCATGCGCAGAGGCGAAAGCGTCATCATCGACGAGATGGACACCGACCTGTGGTGGCGCCGCAAAGACCCACGCACCCGCAAGTTGGAAGTCATCGGCCGGTTCAACGCCAACAACGTCGAGCTGGCAACCTCCGACACCGGCGTCACCCTGTCCGCGCAATGGGTGGACTACGCCGCCATCCTCGGCGCCCGGATGGTCCTGAAGTACTTGGACCCGAAAGCGCTGCCCAACCCCATCACCCAATGGGACAAGGGCACCCTCGTCACGGACATCCTCGCCTGGTGCATTCCCACCAACACCGGCCTCGACCTCAGCGAGATCAGCGGCAGCACCCCCTACCCGCTGGGCACCATCACCCAGCCCTACGAGATCCCGCCCGAAATCCTCATCGCCGAGGTATTCACCAACCTTGAGGCGCTGTCCCAGAAAGACTGGGAATGGTGGATCGAGACGCCCGCCGACGTCAACAAGGCACCCAAGCTGCGGTTCGCCATCGGGCAACGCGGCCAGGACAAGGGCGTCACCCTCGTCGACGCCGGATCCGGTCCCACCCCGATCGCCTCCTGGACCCGCAACGGGGCTGCAGATAACTACGCCAATAGCCTGTACTACTCCGGGACTGGTACCGGCACTGGTAAGGATGCAGTCGGCGGTGTCGTCGTCAGAATCCCCGCCCAGATCGAGCAGTACGGGCAGCGGGACGCCCAACACGGCAACAGCACCGTCCGCGGTGACAAAGACCAGATCACCGCCTCCGCGCAAAAGAAACTCGCCAAACTCGCCGACCGACAGCCCACCTACACCATCACCCTCGCCCAAGGGTTCTGGCGCGGCCGGGACCACATCGACATCGGCGACACCGTCAAGCTGGTCCTGCGCATGGGCAAAGAGGTGCTGCAAGAGCGGTACCGGGTCACCGAGATCGCCGTCACCATCGACGAGCAGGAGTACGAACACGTAGTCCTCACCCTCGGACGACCCAAGGCATCCGCCGACCCCCGCAGCCGGCAAAGCCCCATCATGCGGATCGTCAGATACCTGAAGAACTACGAACCGTCCAAGGGCTACCTCGACCCCGACGACCTCAACAACGACGAATAAGGAGCCCCCATGGCGCTGATCCTGCCGGTGCTCAACGGATCATCCGGAGTCTGGGGGGCCATCCTCAACGACTGCCTCAACGGCATGGACATTCGCATCGTCGAAAACATGAACGCGGCGGCAGCCAACACCAGCGCCATCACCGGACTCACCACCCGGGTCAACGGCCACGACACCGCCATTACGGCCAACAGCACGGCGATCACCAACAACTCAACGTCGATCACCAACCTCACCAGCGCGGTGAATAACCACACCACATCCATCACCAACCTCGACAACCGGCTCGACGTCGTAGAACAAGCCCCACCACCGGCAGGCGGCAGCGGCGGATTCATTCTCTGCACCAGCGACGACATGCCGCCCGTCGTCGTCGGACAACAAATCCTCGAAACCGACACCGGCTTCATGTCCTACGACTCGATGGTCCCCGGCACCAGCACACCCATGCGGGTCCCATTCCCCGGCCAATGCATCCTCAAGGTCCGGTCCCTCACCCCTCAGCCCCTGGCCACCGGCGCCGACGAAATCATCGAATGGGACCAGATCTCCAACGACAGACTCGGCGGCCACGACGGCGGCGGCTACTACACCGTGCAAGTCCCCGGCATCTACCAAGTCGCGGCGAGCTGCTCATGGGAAGCCAATACCAGCGGATACCGGCGCCTCGAAGTACGACTCAACGACAGCCCGCTTAACTCCACCGCTGCCACCATCAACGCCGTCAACAGCGGGCCTACTGTTCTGCACACCGGCGCCGGGTTGGTGAAGTTCGTCGCCGGGGACACCCTGCATGTCAGAGCCCGGCACAACTCCAGCGCCTCAAGCCTGGACACCCTCAGCACCGTTTCGGAACAGCCGACCTTCTCGTGCGTGTACTTCGGCAACTGCACCTACTGATCAATGCAACTTGCAGAACCGCTCACCCGAATGTGCGCCATCGGTGGAACCGTAGACAGCGGCGGTGCCGGAACTCATTCTGAAGACAGCTCACCGGGTGGCGCGACGTCAGAGAGAAACCCGGTGAGCGCCCGGGACGGTTGCCCTTCCTGTTCCCGGAGTTCCCCCAGTCCTCTTGCCGGAGGACTGGGGGAAAGCACCGTTTAGGGGACCCGGCCGAGTGGCGAATCGGTTCAGTGAGCGGTGTGGAGCGGACTTAGGGTCATGGCATGAGTCAGCGTAAGCCCGCAGAGGTTGCCAACAGCCGTCAGCCCATGCTCACCGTAGAAGAATTGGCCGCCTATCTCCAGGTGCCGGAGAACACGGTCTACCGGTGGAACACCCGAGGAACGGGCCCGCGCCGCCGACGCGTGGGGCGTCACGTCCGCTACGACTGGAAGGACGTTGAGGAGTGGGTTCAAAACGGAAACCCACCCCATCAGGTGAAGTAGCAGACGGTCCGCTTGTGTTGTGTGCCCTGGGGTGCCTAGAGTTCCGGAGATTCTCATCCGATCTCCCGAGACAGGCACTCCATGGGCAAGATTTCAAAGCGCGTCGACAGCGACGGGCGCACGATTGGTTGGCAGTACCGCTGGCGTGACCCGCGCGGTGACCAGAAGAAGAAGAACTTCGACCGCAAGGCCGCCGCCGAGGATTTCGCTCTCAAGACGGAGGGCTCGCTGCGGGACAACACCTATGTTGATCCCGTGAAGGGCAAAGAAACATTCGAGAGCTTTGCCACCCGATGGCACACCAGTACCACCCGGTCGCCTAACTACCAGGCCGGCGTAGCCTCCACACTCCGCCTGCACGTGTTCCCGGTCATCGGCGGCAGGTCCATGACCTCCATTTCCGAGGACGACATTCAGGCCCTCGTTAAGTCGCTGACCGACAAGGGCTTCGTTGCCAGCACGGTCCGCAATTACATGACCCTCGTGCGAACAATCTTCAAAGCCGCCGTCCGGCAGAAGGTTGTCGGCTCCAGCCCGTGCGAGGACGTGACGCTGCCGAAGGGCAAAGCCACGAAGGTCCGCCCGCTGGAGCCCATTCAGGTCGGCGCTCTGATTGCGAACATTGAGCCCCGGTATCGGGCGCTGCTTGTACTCGGGGCAGCCACCGGCGGGCGCCAAGGGGAGCTATTCGGTCTCCGGACCGATGACCTCACCTGGGACCCCAAGGCGCCGTCCGTGCACTTCCGGGAACAGTTGCAGGTGGAGCGCGAGCGAGGCATCGTCGTACGCCCCCTCAAGGACTACGAGGACCGCATCGTGCCCATTCCGATCGAAGCCCTCAATGCCCTCGCCCAGCACATCAACGCGTTCCCGCCGTCGTCAGAGGGGTACATCTTCACCCGTCCCGGCGGGGGACTGATGCACGCCCGCATGTTCAACGCCCGGCCCTGGTCCCGCGCCCGCAAAGCCGCCGCCGAGGAGTTCGACCTCGCCTCCCGTGCGTACGGGTCGGACCAGCAGCAAAGGGCCGCGCAGAACGTAACTCGGTCCCGGCAACTGGCAAAGGCCGGAATGCACGACCTCCGCGATTACTACGTATCCCTGCTGATCAAGGCAGGGGCATCCGTGACCAGTGTTTCCGCGCTGCTTGGCCATTCCAGCCAGTCGACAACGCTGCGGCACTACGCCCACCTCTGGGACGACCACGAGGAGCAGGCCCGCAGCATCGTCGGGGAGAACCTGCGCTCGATCATCCCTGCTGTGCCCTGAGTGTGCCCTGCGGAGATCAACTAGCTACATAACCGCAGGTCGGGACGGGGGTGGCCCAAATGCTATACAACTTCGGACAGCGGGGCATCCTGACCACCTCCCACCGGGGTCATATGGCCTCTGACCTGCGGTTACGCTATCCACTGCTATCCACCAGATGTCGTCCCTGCTCAACCTGATGTGCCCTGGGTGTGCCCTGGGGGGTCCACACTAGACCCTCAGGGCACTCGATGTCGACGCCAGGAAGAATGGGCCACCCCCGCCAGGGTGGCCCATTTTCACGCCCGCCCGAGAATGGCCCTCAGTGGGCCCGCGTAGGTCGTACCCAGCCCGGTGACCTCCCCGACCCAGTCGCCCGCAGTAGTCCAGTTCGAAGGCAATAAGACTTTGTCGCCCACCCGAAGGGGCTCGTCGCCGTGCCACTCGTAGGCGTAGCCGTTCTCGACAGTGACGACTTGCGGGCTTGACCGTCTCGCGTTGTTGTTGTCCATAACCTCACTAACGCGCGACTGGCCGCACCGTTACGCCATTTGGAACAACAAAGGGCCGCCCCCCTCCACAGGGGCGGCCCTCCACATATCCGTTCTACCCTTGAAGCCGTCCCTACCCGGGGCGGCTTTTTCCATTCCCACGAAAGGGGCCATCATGGCCAAGCAGCCGAAGACCCAGGAAGAGCGCGACGCCGAGCGTCAGCAGCGGGAGCAGGAGCAGCAGGGCGGCACTCCGGTGCAGCCGACGGAGTACCCGACTCAGCCTTCTTCGCAGCCTGAGGCTCCCGCGGACGCGCCTTCTTCGACGCAGGGGGGCGGTTCCTGAGGATGACGGAACCGGATGTCGAGATCGACCTGGAACTGGAGGCGGAAATCCAGGCGAACGTTCTGGTGCTCGACGTCGAGCCGATTCCCGGCTTGGGTGATGCGCCAGACCTGGAGCCCGATGAGTCGTACCTCCCGGAGCCCCCATGGCTACGGTAGCCACTCCTCAGGTAAAGGCTCTGGCGTCTGACTGGCAGCGCAAGTGTGGCTACAAGTCGGCGAAGCTGTCTGGGATCGTTCCTGACCGTTCTCACTTGTTGAAGGGGGGGTACCACTGCTCTCGGGAGGATCAGCCGAGTTCGAGAAACTATTCGGTGGTACGCCCGGACGACAAGGGCGGCCCGTCGAACGCTGCTGCCGGCATCGACATGACGATGAATGCTGCCGATATGAAGTCGTGCACCAACCGGTTGAAGGTTGCGTACGACAACCCCAAGGATGTCAGGCGCAAGTACATCAACGCCTTCAACGGGTGCACGAACAACAAGACGGCGACCCGCTACGACGTCTATGCCCGCAACAAGAGTTCGGCGTCCAAGGATCATGTCTGGCATGTTCACCTGTCCATCCGCCGCAAGTACACCCAGAGCCCCACAGCAATGAACGCCATCCTGTCGCTGCTGAAGGGTCAGTCACTCAGCTCCTACCTCAAGTCGGTAGGCGGAGGGACGGCGGCGTCGTCTACAAAGCCGGCCGCAAAGCCGTCGTTCCCGGGGGAGCTGAAACGCAACGACAAGCAGTCCTCCCCGAGCAGCACCGTCAAGAAGGTGCAGGAGCAGCTCAAGAAGAAGGGCCAGCCGGTGACGGCAGACGGTTTCTTCGGAGCAGGCACCGAAAAGGCAGTGAAGGCGTTCCAGAAGTCGAAGGGCCTGGACCCGGATGGCCGGGTGGGTCCGATGACGTGGAAGGCGCTTTGGGCCTGAAGGATCTGCTCATCGGCGCTCTGATCGGGGCGGCGTTGACGATCTTCCTGGCTGGTGTTTTGTTGGCCTGGCTGATCGGCTAAGGTTTCCGGTATCCGGAAACACATGTGAGTGGGTTTCCGGCCGGATGAGGTTGGGACGCAGGATCGCTGGGGAGCCTCTGCGTTCGGTGTAGGAATGGCAAAAGAGCGGGTCACCCTTCGGGGTGGCCCGCCCTTTTTTTGTGCCTCAGCGGCCCCGGTAGAGGGGTTTGGGTTCGCCCCAGGGTCGGTGGCTTCGGTACTCCTGGACCATCGTGTATCCGGCGGCGTTGGGTCGGGGCAGTACTTGGAAATAGTTTCCGCTTCTGGTGACGTCGCGCATCCGGCGTTGCAGTTCGTTGGTGAGGTGTTCGCAGCTTCGTCTCGCGAGCAGGCAGGGCCAGTCGTTGTCGGGTGTGCCGTGTTCGGGACAAGAGTGAATGGCGCTCATGCGGCCGGTGCAGGAATCGAACCCGCACTCCCTGCGAGTCGGTCACGGGGGAACCGTCTCTTCGGGGACGCCGAGTCCGGCCTTGCCCGATCCCGGTGCGTGGCGTGTGTCCGACGCTGAGGGCGGATCTTCCGGGATCGGGGGTGGGTGCCTGTGCACCCGCCGGAAACGACTATATGCTGACTTACCGCCACGCCATTACCGCACCACTCGAAAGAGGTAGTTTACGTGATTCCCCAGCGAGAAGACATGATCACTTTCGCGTTACACCTGGAGAAGATCGGCGACGAACGGGGCTGGGACGCCACTCCCGCCCTCGGTATTGCCCTCGCCGACGGAGATGAACTCGCCAGTACGCCGCTGCCGATTCAGCCCGCGGAGATCGCCGAAGGGGGCGACGTAGTGGGGGCGCTGCTGAGGATCGCCAACGCGCTGATGAAGACCGGGCTCGCCGCCAGGAGAACGCGCCACAACCAGAAGAGCGCCGATGCCCTCGCCGGGGTGTGGTTCGTCTCCGAAGGGTGGATGACGCTCAAGCCGGAAGAGCAGCGCGAAGGGCAGAGGATCTCGCAGATGGCGGACCGGGTGGAGATCCGCCAGTGCACCCTCGTCGACTGCGGTGGGCGCCTCTACACCGTCCTCCGCATCCGGGGCGAGGAGCCCGACGTCGCCGTCGTCGACCCCGACCAGAGCGAACTGAGGGCGCAGGGCAGGGTTCCCGATGCGCTGCGGCGGATGCTGATCGCATTCGGTGCCGGCATGTCCGACGAGGCGATCGACATGGAGAAACTCGGCACAGTGGGTGCATGAATCAGCGGGGCCGCCTCCACAGCGGCCCCGCCCTCATTCGATCTCTATCCAGCGCAGTATGAGTATCAGCGTGTATACGTCGCAGGAGTATCCGCCCTCGATGCGGTGGATGGTGGACGACGAGACACCGGCGTCATGGGCTGCGGCGTGCATGCTCATTCCCCGCCTTCCGCGGGATGCGGCGAGCAGCACCGGCAGGTCGTACATGAGCGCCTGAATGTCCGCCGCTGTGATCATCCGTTGCGGTAGAAGCGGTCCCCCCTGTAATGGAAGTGTCCCCGGTTGACGAGGTCGTTGATCACCCGTCTGATGGTGGAAGGGCTGACCCCGCACAGGCGGGCCAGTTCGTCGGTGGGGGGCAGGGACTGGCCCGGCCGGGTGGTGTTCAGCAGGTGCCATTCGACACTGTCTTTCGGCTTGTCATTCGGGTGCCCGCCGGCGATGTACCAACCCCGGCCCGGCCATTTCTCGATGAGTCCTTCCTCGTGCAGTATCTGTAGCGCCCGCCCCACCGAGCGACGGTTCAGCTTGTGCGTCTGCGCCAATTCCCGGGTGCCCGGGAGTTTCTCGCCGGGCTTGTACTGCTCGTGGGTGATCTCCCACCGGAGCCTCATGACGAGGTCGGTGAAAATCGGTGGTGTGTGGATCTCTGCCTCCTCCAGGAAGAACAGCCACCCGTAGGTGCTGACGCCGGCCCCGAGGATCGACGTCAGCAGCATTCGGGGGTCGGTGGTGTATGCGGCGAGGAACATGGCGCAGACGTTGACGACGGCGGCGCCCAGCGCTAATCGGCGGGCGGTGACCAGGACGTTCGTGGCTTCGGCTCCTCGGTACAGATCCGGTGGGCGATGCCCGGGTTCGGCTGGGTGACCCAGACGGTGTCGTCTTCGGCGAAGATCGAGCACCAGCAGACTTTGCAGGTGGTGCGGGGCGCCCGGTAGCTGTCGGAGAAGCGCCCCCTGTCGGTGCCCATCAGCGCCGTCCCCGTTGGCGCAGCCAGGCCCTCACCGGGGTCCAGCGGGTGGGCTTGCGGTGGGCTCCGGCGGAACGTCGGAGGTAGTCGGCGGGATCGGCGGCGTCGGGGTTGGCGGGGTGGGTGCTGGCCATGTAGGTGCTCACTGGGATTTTTTCCTCCTTGGTTGCCCGGCCCAACGACGAGGTCAGGCGCCGGATTCGCGTCTTCCGCCTCTCGGTGCTAATGGACTCTTTTGGGTGACCCAAGTGCGACCCTGTTGTGAGCGATCCTCGCGATAGAACGCGGGCATTTCAGGCACGAGCATGTGCAGTGGCGAGCAAAAGAATGGCGCCACACTGACCAGGTGTTTGACGCGTCGAATGGCGACCGTTGCCCCATGTCAGACCCCCGTGATTGGGTTTACCCATCGCCACCGCAACACCTCGGACGGCGACTTTCCCACCATTCTGCAGGGGGTCATTCACCATGGACAACTCTGGGCTGCTCACCGTCAAGGAAGTGGCAGAGCGGCTCAACATCAGCCGCTACCAGGTCTACCGCCGCATCACCCGCGGAGACCTGCCGGCGAAGCAGACCCGCGAAGGCAACATGCACTACGTCATCACCGAACAAGCCGTCCAGGACTACATCGCCGCAGGTGGGGCCGACGTTCTCACCAGCCCCCGCCTCGAAGACCTCGGCATGATGCGAGTGTCCGAAGTGGCCCTCGCCACCGGGTTCTCCGTCGAAGTCATCCGCCGCATGTGCAAGGAAGGCCGCCTCGCCTGCACCCGCGGCAACGGGCCGAAGGGCCACATGCGCATTCCCCGCAGCGCCGTTCAGAAACTGCTCGCCGGGCTCTCCGACTAAAAGCCCACCATTCCCGCACCGAAAGAATCCCGACGCCATTCGGGAGTGGGTGCTCTGTGCCCGGAAGAAAGGCGCATCGTCAACGTGTCAATTCGACGCATTCAACGAGGTCGAAACCATGCCTACACCATCAACGGCCACACCGCTGTCGGTGTTACGACAGCACTGAGCAAAGGTCTCCCCAAGCCCGCCCTGGTGCCCTGGGGAGCCCGGTGCGTAGCAGAAGAAGCCGCACCACTGATCAACGCCAGCCCACAAGACGTCGCCGACTGGATGGGCGAGAAGAACATCAACACCGAGAAGGGGCTCATCGAACACCTCAAGGGAGCCCCCAACCGGATCCGCGACGGCGCCGCAGTACGCGGTACCAGAGTCCACAAGATCGCAGAGTCCCTCATCTTCGGCGCCGACGACCTGGAGATCCCCGAAGACCTCAAAGGCCACGTCGAGTCCTGCGCGAAGTTCATCAAGGACTGGAAGGTGCGCCCACTGCTGGTCGAACTCACCGTCGGCTCCTACCGGTGGGGCTACGCCGGGACTTTCGACCTCATCGCCGAACTCCCCGACGGAAGGCGAGTCCTATTCGACTACAAGACGGGTCGGAGTGGGGTGTGGCCGGAGACAGCCCTCCAGCTAGCGGCATACCGCTACGCCGACGCATATCTCGCGGAGGACGGCACGGAGATCCCCATGAAAGAGGTGGGCGTCACCGAGTCAAAGGCGGTGTGGGTACGCGCCGATGGCTACGACGTCGTGCCGCTTATCACGGACGGCACCGTCTTCAAAACCTTCCTGCACGTCCTGCAAGTGGCGAAGGCAGTGGACGTCATGCCGGCGTGGAAGGGCGAAGTGGAGCTACCACCGTGGACGAAGACGCCCTCCTGATCCTGGTCCTTCTTCTCGCCTTCCTACTCATGGCTCTATTCGTATTTGTTGTCTGACAAGAAAGATTGCTCATGTCTGACGTAGCTGTTCGCAGCACCGCCACCGATCTCGGCGTCTTCGTCGAGCAGGCCCGGCAGGTCCACCAGATCGCTACCGCCCTCGCTGACACCGCCTTCGTCCCTGCCTCGATGAAGGGAAAGCCTCAAGAGATCACCGGCTGCATCCTCTTCGGCCGGGAACTCGGCATGGACCCGATGACCGCATTGCAAACGATCAACATCATCCAGGGTCGCCCCACACTCACCGCCAACGCCATGCGAGGGCTGGCGATGGCTGCCGGCGTTCAGTTCCGCCTTGACGAATCCACTGAGACCCGCTGCGTGATGTCGGCGGCTGCCCCCGGACAGACCCACTGGACAACGGTGACCTGGACCAGGGACCAGGCGGAACGACTGGACCTGCTCAAGAAGGACAACTGGAAGAACCAGCCCGGCGCCATGCTCATCGCCCGCGCTACGTCGCAACTGTGCCGCCTGGTCGCCGCGAACGTCCTCATCGGCTCCCCGTACTCCACTGAGGAGATCAAGGACCTTCCGGCTCACGCAACGGTGCCCGGGGAGGCTCCGCAGCAGCCGAAGCCGAAGGTCAAGCCGAAGCAGGTGGCCCAGGCGCCGAAGTACGCAGAACCGGAGCTGGTTCCGGATAATCCCGTTCCGGACTATGCGACTGGGCAGAAGGAAATCGGCTACTCCACTGTCGATGAGGAGAAGCGGACTGCCCCGGAGCCCCCGATCGACCGGGAAGGCAAGATCACCAGCCAGACCCGGGGCGCCGTCATGGCTGCATTCGCCGATGCGGGCGTCAAGGATCGGGCGATTAGAAACGCGACTGTCTCGAAGATCCTCAACCGGGAAGTGCACACCGTCAACAACCTCACCGAACAAGAGGGACGGGCGGTCCTCGACGTGCTGGCGATGGATCAGGAATGGCCCGCGGTGGCCGGTGGGCAGTCGTGAGGAAGTCACTGGATAGCCGCCCACACACCCTGTATCGCTTCTTCGACCACAGGGGGGAATTGCTCTACATCGGAGTCTCGGCCGCCTTGTTGAATCGGCTGAACCAGCACCGTGAAAGCAGGCCATGGTGGTGCGACGTCGCCAATGTCGATCTGGAACATTTCGAGACCCGCGAGGAAGCGTTTGACGCCGAACGCAACGCGATTGTCGTCGAGAAGCCGACTCATAACGTGCATCACAATCGGGGGAATCCTCGCGCCGTCGTACCCGAGGCGGGCGACGTTGAACTGCGCGACTCGCCGAAGCCGAAGCCATGGTGGTGGCCAGAGGGGCCGCCCGGGCGTACGGCAAAGGCTTCCCCGTGGCCCGTCAAGAAGCGCAAGAAGAAGCGCGACAAGAAGGCCCCAAGGAGGAAGGCACCCAAGGCGAATGCACCCGGGGTGGAGGCAGTCGAGTCGACAGAGCCGGAAATGCTGTGCATCAGGTGCTGGCACGCGAAGCGATCGTACGGTCCCGACGCTAAGTGCAAGCCGTGTCGTATTCGAATCAACCCGGGGATTAGCGCGTGACCTCCCCCTACCACTACCGCCTGGAAGTCCTCGCCGGCACCAGGGAGTGGCTGACATCCAACCAGCGGCCCCATTGGGCGACCCGCAGTAGACGTACCAAGGACTGGCGTGAGGCTACCTGCCTGCGGGCCAAGGAGGAACGGCTCCCGAAGCTCGGCTACGCGAGGGTCGAGTGCCAGTTGCGGTTCACCGACGAGCGACGAAGAGACCCGGGGAATTGGGCGCCCACCGCGAAAGCCTGTATCGACGGATTGGTGGACGCCGGGGTTTTCGAGGACGACGACCACACACACGTCATTGGGCCGGATCTGCGCATCGGCCCGAAGGTGCCGCTCGCCTGGCGTGGGGTCCACCTGCTCATCTACCCATTGGAGAAGAAATGAAGATCTACCAGGACTCGCTCTGGAAGAAGTGCCGGAGCTGCAACGCGCCCCTCGCCCCTCCGCTGCCGGAGGGCGGCACCTACACCGTCGTCCGCAGCAAGTTCGGCGCCCCCGACAAAGTCACCACCCACTACGAGGACTGCCCGAAGGGTTTCAAGAAGATCGAAGTGCCCGATGTCTGAGGAGCCGACAGACCCGGCAGTGCTGGCCTACCTCGACCAGACCTTCGCCAGCTCCCAGGAGTACCTCACCGGCCTCGTCAAGGCCTTCGTCGACACCCGGGCCGAAGCGCAGAGACTCGCGGGTGGCCAGGAGGAGATGGCCACCATCATCGCCTGCGCCCGCGCCCTCTACCTGGAAGTGCCTCCCGACGCCCTCGCCGGCACCCTCGCCGTCGCTATCGCCCGGCTGTCGAAGGAGGGCCGGTGATGGAGGACGACACGCTGGATCTGGTCAACGAGGGTCTGAAGAACCTGTCCATCATCGCCGACGCCGCCTGGGATTTCCGAGACGGCGACGTCGAGCTTGTCATCGAGGACATCAAGGAGGCGGTGCTGGCGTCGGTGCGGTCCTCTGGGGGCTCCATCGGGGACATCGCCGGGTACTGCAGCTTCCTTGTGCTGCGGATGCGGGGACGGCTATGAGCACTCCACTGCCGGGGATGCCGGTACCGCCGCCGAGGAACCCGAAGCCGCAGAAGCCGGGGTTGCGGGCGACGCGGATGAAGGCGGGTCGGCTGTGTGAGCGGTGCTGCCGCGAAGTGGATCAACTTGGCGTGTCGGTGGCGCCGTACCCCCGTCCGGCTCGGTGGCGCGTCGTCGAAGGGGATGTGGTCGAAAGGCTTTGCGAATCTCACAAGGAGGACCGGTGTCGACAGACGTAGGAGTCAACCACTTCTGGGTGCGGACCAGCCGCGACGGCGATGTGTATATGGAATGCCCGATCGGCGGCTGCTGGGAGTCCATCGAGGTGGAGAACGACGTCTTCCTCATCCTCCAGGATCTGCTGAACAAGGCAGAGGAACACCTCACCGAGAAGCACGGACATGACGGTGAGTAACTGGTACCGGAGAGCCCTCAGCGGGCTACGTCGATGGGCTCTTCGGGTCCTCTTCGTCACCGTCGTCTATGCGGCCGGGGGATTCCGGTGAATCCGTCGAATTTGCATGGGTGCCCCATCTGCTACCGCGGGCGTATTCCGATATGGCGACCAGCATGTCATTCCTGCTACACCCGAATGCCTATTTCCTCGAGGGCGGAATACGCAGCAGCCTATCGCGCGAGAATTGTCGAGCCGGTCGCCTGGCAAGAAATGCATGCTCATTGGCGTCAATGGTTCATCGAGAACCGGGCGCCCGAAAGAAATGGAGAAGAATGATGCCCGCACGAATGGAAAGGGGCCACACATGGTTCGCCATGCCGCTGGCCTTCGCCCGAGATCCGAAGCTGTTGACGGTCCCGCCGGTGACCCGGTACCTCTTCCTGGAGTTGGTGGCGCTATCGCTGGAGACGTCTTCTTGTGGTCGCGTTGATGCAGTGCAGCTGTCGTCTTGTGGTCACGGTATGCGCGGCTTAAGGCAGCACTGTGGCCTCCTTATGGACGCGTTACTACTCTCTTACGACCAAGAAGAGGACGCTTATTACATCTTAGATGGTGCTAAGTGGTTGGAACAGCGACCTCAAGACGACCCTAAGGCGACCGTAAGGCGACCTCAAGACGACCCTAAGGCGACATCAACGAAATCTGTTTCCGCAGGTCAGAACGTTAACCGGTCCCAAAAGGAGCCGAAGTCCGAGCCTCGCGTGGGCGCGCGCGTGGAACAGACAGACAGACCTGAAGAAGGACGGACCCCTTCGGGGTCAGTCCGTCCTTCTTCAGCGCAGGCTGCGCCGCGCGTCGCCGGGGGCGCCGCACAGCCCGCGCTAGAAAATCTTGAAGACCCTGTTGACCCGATCATGGTGGACGGGCGTAGGCTGCGGGGATCCGAGCTGATTGCCTACGCCAAAGCGGAAGTTGAAAAGGGCCGAGCGAAAAACAAATCGGCTACCGGAATTGACACCAAGTTTTCGAAGTACGACCCGGACCGACCGATCGTCCCCATCACCTCGGCGCTCCGGATGAACGGAAACGAAGAATGACAACATTCTGTTTCCTCGGCGAGAATTGTTCGGTCTTCGATCGGCATTCGAAAACGCCCGGCATTTCCCTTCGGAATCCATTGTGTGAAGGCTGCCGCAATAGGGCCCGGCGTGAATTGAATCTGTTGCGATACGACTATGTGGACCTGTCGCAGCTCATCGCGAAATCGGATCGGTTGTCGGAGGCGAAGATCTCCCGGCCGAAGCCTGAGTCGTCCCCGACGATCGACCTGGCTGTGTTCACTCTTCGTAGCGAGATTGCGGAGTCGGTGGATGCGGCGGCGTTGGCGTTGCGGCATCACCTGGGCTCGCCGGAGTTCTGCCTGCAGATGCGCGAGGGTTATGCGCTGTCCGACGCGATCCACTACTTGGATCCCAGGGTGGACGATCTGGCGTTGTTGCCGGCGTCGGCGCAGGTGTGGGTGGGCGAGGAGTACGCCTGGTTGAGCGGGGCGGAGCTGCTGGTGCGCTTCGGTGCGCTGCATCGCCGCAGTCGCCGGGTGTGCGGTGTGGACCCGGCGACGATCGCTGTCCCCGGTGTGTGCCCGTTCTGCGCGGTTCCGTCGTTGCGCCGCTATGACGATGATCCGGAGCGGTACTGGTGCGCGGCCTGCCACATGAACTTGGGCCGGGAGCAGTACTACGCGGCGCAGCGGATGCAATTTGCACCCGTAACCCCCGCCGCAGAGGCTCGTTGATTTCGACATTGGGACGCCACACCACCGGGGCATTGATTGAATGGAGTTCATGTGCATACGCTCGGAACAGGAGAGGTAGCACCGAGTCAGGAGTCCGTCTATGCCAGCGAGCACCACTGCATCCGCTGCCGGAACCCGGTGCGCTGGATGATCACCTACGAGCAGGGCCGCCCCCGAGCCTTCGACTTAGACGTACTCCCTGTGCGATACGACGTCGAGCACACCGGCTGGGCTCCCGGGCTGTTCCGCATCGGCGGCAGGATGCGCTACTGCATGGCGCCCGTCACCTGCTTCACCGCCGAACGTCAGGCCGGGATCGCCAACGTCCTGACAGTGCACCAATGCGGAGGCACCGGATGAGAATCCCGCTGATCTTGCTCAGCGTCGCCCTGGGCCTCGTCGTCATCGTCGCCCTGATGCGCAGGGAGTACACGGTGGCCGCGCTCGCCTGTGCCGTTGCCGCGCAGGGCTGGGTGTCGGACTTGGCGCTTCGCAACCACGAAACCCAGCAACACCCGAACCCCGCACCGAAGAAGGAAGACCGACACCCGTGACCTACCGCACACCGATCCCCTACCTCTACTGGGCGCCCCTCGCGAGCCTCTGGTTGGCCCTAGCCGTCCTGTCAGCCCTCAGTGCAGACCCGTACCTAGCTGTCGCCTGCGTCGCCGCCCTGGGCCTTCTGGGGCTGTCGCTGAGGCTCAACCTGCTCCTCGCGCAACGCCTGAAGATCCTCGGCGTCACCGTTGCCCTGCTCGACGCGAAGCTCGACTCCTCCCGGGTACGCCGATGAAAACCATTCCTCCCCTCCGCGAAAGGCTCCCCCATGGGCACACGAATGGCCGACAGTGAAGAACTCGCCGAACGATGCAGGCGGGCAGGGTGGCGGGTCGAGCGGGCCAAATCGTCCGGCGGCTACAAGGTCTGGGATCCCGACGGCAAGATCCACCCCATCCACCTGACCTATTCGGACCGCAACTCGCTGAAAGCCTGCGAACGGGAACTCAACCGGGCCGGGCTCGAAGACGCGGAGAAAGCCATCGCCTCCGCCCGGCTGAACGAGAACCGCACCCGCAACGACATCGCCCGGCAGGTAGCCGATGAGCGGGCGCAGAAGATGGCCAACGGGCGCAGCGTCGCCAAAGCCGCCGGGCCGTACCTCGTCGAAGCCGAAGACGTCGGAATCGAATGGCTGATCTCGCCGCACCCGGCGCCCTGGATGCGCTGGGTGAAGATCACCCCCGACATGGCGGCGAAGATCCTCAAGGACCACAACGCCGACAACCGCCCACTCGATCCCAAGGATGTACGGCACTACCGGGACATCATCCTCGCCGGCATGTGGCACCTCACCCATCAAGGGTGGGCCTTCGACGTGCGCGGGATGCTCCAGGACGGGCAGCACCGGGCCGCAGCGATTGTCGAAGCGGGCGCACTGAGCCCCGAACCGATCTCCGTCCCCGTCGCCGCCTTCGTCGGAATGCCCATGGAAAACTTCGCGGCCATTGACGAAGGAAGACTGCGCACCGCCCGGCAATTGTTTGCCAAGGAGGGCGAGAAGAACGTCTCCTGCCTGCAAACCACCGTCCGGCTGGTGCACTACATTCACGACGGTGACGCCCGCAAGGCTGCGCGTCTCAAGCTACCGAATCAGGTCATCCTTGAGGAGTTCGCCAGGGATGAGGAGGCCATCCGGGACAGCGTCACCTTCGGCATGAAGTATTACCCGAAGACGCCCGGGGTCAGCAATGCGGCGCTGTCGGCCGGGCACTACCTCATCGGGAAAGTCAACGGCAGGGACAACGACTACTTCGTGCAGTTCTTCGAAGGCCTCACCACCGGACTCATCCCCGGTAGCCGCACAGTGCTCGACGACGACGACCCGCGGCAGGCGTTCCGCGACCGGATGGCATCCATCAAGGAGAAGATCGACCGGGGCATCCGCGGGGAACGCCGCTCCGCCCTCACCCAAGTGGGCATGATCATCATGTCGTGGAACAACATGGTCAGCGGCAGAGGAGTCCGCAAGCTCTACTTCACCGACGAGCAAGCCATCCCGCAGATCCTGCGCTGCATCCCCGGCGAAGGCGCCGTCCCCAGCAGGTTCTTCCTCTCGCCGAAAGCCCGAGGTCGCCTGTGAAACGACTCTGGCCATTCCCCGGAGACTCACCCGTAGCCCGAGCCCGCAAAGTGGCCCTCGCCTACCGCCACGTCGCCCAACAACAACACCAAGCCGCCAACATCCTCGCCCAAGCAATGCGCAAAGCCGACACCCGGCTGCTCGCCTACGACAGCCCCACCACCCTCGAAGAGATCAAAGCCGCACTCAAAGTGTTCGACGCCAGCGACCCCGTCGCCGAGCTGGACAAACGCTTCACCGACTGGGGCGAAACGTTCCACACCGAAGCCCCCGTCCACTACGACATGGACGACTACGTCAAAGCCGAAGAAGCCGCAGCGCTCATCCACCTCAGCCGCAAGTCAATGAGCGCACTCCGCGTCCGAGGCAGAATCAAAGGCCACTGGACCCCCGACATCGGCACCAGCGGCGGATACCTGTACCTCGTCCGGGACGTCTACGCACTCAGTACCACCCTTAAGAGCAGGTCGAAGGCTGGCGCAGAAAAGGGTCCACAGATACCCTCAACGACGACGGGAGAAGTGACGCCGCATGAGCGGAAAAGGTAACCACGCTGAACACTGGCCGGCGAACCAATGGCACCCGGCATACGAGTCAATCCGGGAATGGCTCGAAAATGAGGCGCCCGTATCCTCGCCACTGGTGATCAACGCCCTCACCAATCAGCGCAAGCATCCCCGCTTCCGGATCATCAGGCGCAAACAATGAGCCTCCGACATCGGTTCGCCACCAACGTCATCATTGCCGCCCCCGTCGCCGGCGTCACCGTCCTCACCCTCTACCCGTTCGTCGGGATCTGGCGCAGCGGCCTCATCGCGCTACTCGTCACCACCCTCGTCCTGCTCTACGTCGACGAGCGGCGGGAAGCCAAGAGGGACAAACGATGATGGATCCCAAGCGCATCGCCATGCAAACCCGCTGCGTCTACTGCCTCGGAGTGCAAGACCCGCACAACGTCATCGACGTCTCCTACGGAGAAGCCGGATGCGCCTGGTGCGGCGTCTACTCACGGATCATGAACAAAGACGAATACGTCACGGCACTCACCGAAGCCCGCCAGCGCCAGGCCGAAGCTGAACACCGCGCCCGGACGCTACCCCGGCAACGCACCACCGAATAGATCTCTCGCCCGTTTTCCTCTCCGTTGGCGGGCGAGACGGTAGCCGGGGGAGGAGCACCCAGTGGTGACCAGTCACCCACTGAAGCCGTGCACCTCCCCCGGCTGCCCCAACAGGGTCCTCGGTGGACGCTGCGAATGGCACACCAAACTCGCCGGCCAACAACGCACCCACTGGCGTGAGCTCTACGGAGACGACTGGCCCCGCATCCGCCTCGAATACCTCTGCCGCCACCCCTGGTGCCTGCTCTGCGGCCGAATGGCATCCGTTGCCGACCACCACCCCCGCGGAATCCGGCTGCTCATCCTGCAACGCAACCCCGACCCGCATGCTGATCGGCACCTGCGGCCACTGTGCCACTCCTGCCACTCGCAAGAGACCGGCAAGCACCAGCCCGGAGGATGGAACGCCCGGTAGACGCAAAGAAGCCCCGGCAGTCACCCGCCGGGGCCTCTTCGTCAATGCTTACCGGTCCCGGTCGCGGTCCCGCAGCACATCCACAGTGATCCGGTTCCGGCCCTCGAACACCCGCACATCGCGGACGTCGGAGAACCGGCGCAGACCCAGAGCCACCCGGACAACCTCATCGCGCCGGCCATCGTCGACCAGCCGAGCAGCGACCACAGTCCGCAGATCCGAATCGATCACATCGGTGTCGAAGCCCCGCGCGGTGGCCTCATCGAAACGCAGCACCAGGAAACGGTTACCCGGCAGACGCACCCGGTCACCATCCCGGTCCCGCACCGTACGCACCAGGCGAGCCGACACATCATCGGGGACGCCGCCGCGGAAACGGAACGTCACCCGATCCGCATTGCGCCGACGGTCAAAGTCGATATCGACCAGCCGGGGAGTGGCTACATCGTCGTCGTCATTACGCGCGACAACGGAAGTCGGGGCCGACGCCACCGGGGCCGCCTGAGCCGGAGCGATACCGACAGCGACAGTGCCAATGGTGGCAAGCGCGATAAGCGCCCGCCCAACAAGACGAAACATTTTCCGTGCCTCCTGAAAAAGGGGGGTAGAGGTCCTCTCACAGCATCCTCCCATCTTCGCCCGCCCCATCCGAAACGGAGACACAACAATGCCCAGAACACCCGGCGTCGGCGCCGTCGTCCACTACAAGCTGAACCAAGACGACATCAACGCCATTCGCATGCAACTAGGGCCGAAGATCGCCGCCAAAGTCACCGCCGGCGACACCCTCCCCGCCCGAGTCATCAGCACCGTAGACACCGGCGACACCGGCACCGTCGACGACAACAGCGGCACCGTGAATCTATCGGTGAATCTGGATGGCGACGATACATACGTAGTCCGCTCCCGGCAGATCGGCGACACCGAAGGCAGCTACACCACCGACGAATAGGCACAAAAAAACCCCGGCAGTCACCCGCCGGGGTCCCTCTGTTGCCGCTACCGCTGAGTGGCATCGTGGCGACGCACCAGCTCCCAAAACTCTTCGCTCTCGATGCTGTCGATGTCCACCAGCCCGTACGTCGACACGATGTCCCGCGTGACCGCGTCGATGTCGACACCCTCGCCGCCGGTAGTCAACGCCGCAGCCACCTGCCCACGGACGTCCCTGTCAGTGATTGTCATGCTCACCCTCCTCCGTTGTGGTGCCACCATAATCCTCCCCGTGCCTGCCCGGCTGCGTTACGCCACCCGGCGCACTACCAGCGGGCACGGGGAGCCTCACTCATCTTCGATGCAGTAGTTGACGGCCTCGACAGGGCCAACCAACTCCGCGACAACATCGACCATCAACGGCTCTCCGTCGCCGCCCACCTCGTCGAGCACCCGGCCAGTGACGATGTAGACGGGCCGATCCATGACCTCGCGGATAGTCCCCCAACAGATCTCCGACGGGACGAACACAGAGACGACATCCCGGTCCTTCGAATCCCACACGGCCCGGTAGACGCTGACCCCCGCCTCATAGGTGTCTGTCTCCTGGTTGAGACTGCGACCCCCGGCGGGAATGTCACCGAAGCGGATATACATCACCTCGTCCTCGTCGTCGGCGCTCACTTCTTCGGCAGCTTCCACGCCCGGCGCTTCCGGCCCTGCACATACGTCCGCACCGTCGACAGACGCCACCGAGGCACCCGCCGATTCACCGGAGTCCCCGCATCCGGATCATCCGGCGCCGGAGCCTGACCCCGCATCACATACGTACGCCACGTCTGCGGCGCAATACCCAACAGGCGGGCCACATCCCTACCCGTCAACAACTTGTCCGGGTCCGCCACCACATCACCCTCCATGGGTCCACCATCGTGGGGAATCGACACCCGCATCACCAGCACGTCAGCCATTGTTCGGCCGCGCCAAAACCGCCACCAACACCAACAGCGGCCACACCGCGATTTGCAACCAGCCCGGCACCGGATCAGGATGCCCGTTCGTCGCCACATACTCGAAAACGTTGCCGAGATTCACTTGCCACCACTCCAGTCGATGATCTGAAAACGCTGGTCGGAGTCACAGACGAAGTCGACCCCGCCCGTACCCACCAACACCCGCACCCGCTGCTTGCCGGCAAACCGACTGACGACGGGCTCGACCCCGCGCCACTGCAACGGGGCGCCATCCTTGTGCGTCCTGAACCACATACCCGGCTCGAAGTCCACCGGCGCCGCGAACATCATGCGCTGCCCGCCATCGACGACACGATGGTCTCGATAGCGTCCGGGATGGAAGAGTCGGGCACGCAGCCATCCAGCAGCCGCACCTCGTCATCCGTCAGAGTCCTGCCCGCCCACGCCTCCAACTGCCCGCGCGTGATCTCGATAGTGAGCTGCCCGAAACTGTCGATCATGTTTCTCCTCCGTTGTGAATCAGGTAGCACCGCGCCACCTCCGCGCCCGCACAACCCCGGAGGGTTGTGCAGGACGGGCTAGGAGCGGTACCTACTCCACCGGGGACAGGTGCCCACCATCGGCCAGTAGCGTCAACCACGCCCGCACGACGTACATCGACTCCGCGTCCACCGTCCAGGCCTTGACGCTCCCGTTCAGGTCCAGGCCGCCCCTGTCGCCACCCCGGGCGTACTCGTCGCGGCCAAGCACAGTGTCGACGTGGTAATAGCCGCCCGTAAACTGGCCGTGCTCCCCGTCGATCGGGTACCGCCGGTCGTAAAACTCCACAATCGCGTGCTTGTGATCGGTCGGCGCCCGATACGGGTTAGGTCCCTCCGTGCCGCGCGCGATAGCCAGCGCACGGAACGGGACGCCATTACGGGCAGTCACATCCAGCACAAACATTCCCGGGATGATCGGGTCCATCGTCTTACCTCCGTTGATTGATCAGTGACGCCGCGCCACCTCTGCCGCGCACCTCCGCAGAGGTGCACGACAGGCTAGAAGCGGTGCCTTTACGCGTGATCGCCCAGTAGCTTGTGCGCCGCCATTTCCGCCTCCGCAAAGCCCTGACTTACCCGCATGACGGTGCGGTCCGGATTCATCACGTACCAGTCGGCCCGGTCGTGTCGGCCCGTCGCGCCGCCCTGACGTTCGATCGTGTACCCGGTGGCAGCGTCGCGGTACAAACCCGCGCTCACTCGGCGAAAGTTAATCTCAGGCATCCTTCTCCTCCTTCTCCTCCTCCTCCTCCTCGTCCGCCGGCCAGTCCTCCTCCTCCGGCATAAAGTGCTCACCGAACATCCGCGCCTGCTCCCGATCGCCCAGGTCCAGCAGATCGGCGAGCATTGTGGTGTACAACGAACCATCCGCCGCTAGCCACTCCTCAATGACGTTGCACACCGCAAGGCCTACAACGTCGGCAACCTCCCGCCGATCCGTCTGCCCGCGCCCGTTCAACATCATCACGAAGTCATCGCGGGACCAGCCGGTACCCATGTCCTCCCGCACCGCGTCCAGTGCCGCCGCGCGGACCCGCCGGTACAGCGGTTCGTTGTTGTCGATGATGAGAGTCGCCCGGTCCACGATGTACTGCCGAACCGCGCGCAGCTCTTCGTTGCCTGCCACGTACATGATTCGTTCCCTCCGTTGTTCCTGCACTGCCACCTACGGCGCCCGGCGGTACCGGGCGCCGACAGAAGCGTTACAAGGCGTCAGGCGCGGGCATCCTCTGCCGCCCGGATCACATCGCGCAGCTCATCCAACATTTGCACCATCGACGCCCGGACAACCTGAGTGGCGTCCCCCCGCGCGTCCTCCCACTCGCTGACGATGCGCAGCGCTGCCGCCCGGTACGACTCGACAACATCCGCGCGCAACGCTTCCTCCACCTCCGCCCGATACTCGGCAGAGGACGCATCCCACGGCTCGCCATCCCGGCCAAAGTCACACGCGCCCATCAATGCCACAACCTCGCCGGCATCGTCGGCCGCCTCGCATACCCATAGCGGGTACGCGGGCACCTCGTCGCTGTGATCCGATGAATCAATCTCCCGATCAATCGACCAGTGGAATGACAACATTGCCTTACCTCCGTTAGTTGTGAATCCACCACCGGGCGCACGTACACACGTACGCCCGACAGAAGCGCCACAATCAGGCGGGAAGCATCGGACGAGGGAAGCGCTGCTGCTCTCGGGTGAGAGTGAAAGCGTGACGCTCCCCGGCGAGGTGCGAACCGCATCCCTCGCACGACCAGGTGGAGAAAGTGTTCCGGTCGCACTCGCACTCCTCGTTAGCGGAGTGCTCACCAGTGATGCGAACCTCGCAACCCTCGTCGTGCTCATCGGCGGCAAGACCCATCCACACCGCGAACCGGTCGAAGTCGACGTTCGCCCAGGGCTGGATACCGTCGCCCCCGTGCGAGTCATCAGGGCAGCACTCGCCGTTCGCGTGGGAGAGCATGCAGCACTGGCAGACCCAAATGGTGCCGTAGTCGATGCTGATACGTCGCATAGCTGTCTCCGTTCAATCGAATAAACCCATGACAGCCATCGGACATCGGGCGCCCGATGGCTGTCGCTGAGCCGGTTCGATTAGTCGAGCAAGTCGGAATCGAGAATGCTCGGCAGGTCGGCATAGCTGCCGCCGTGCGCATCCGCGTACGCGCGGCCAAAGAATGCGGCATCCTCGGCAGTCTGGAACAGCGCGAACGAACCGTCAGCCGTGCCGCCGTCAACGCTGATGATGCCGACAGCTACCGCGAGACCGTCAGTCCGGTTCGTCGCGTAGGCGTACAGGTACGGGTAATTCACAATGGTGCCTTCCATAATCTTTCTCCGTTTCGTGAGGGTAGGTCCATAAGAGCCATCGGACGCTAGCCCGATGGCTCTTGCTGAATCGGCCCTTACGCGAAAAAGCGCCGGACCCACTCGGGACCGAACGAACCGAACCGCCCCGGGTCACTGACGAATGTTCCGCGTGGGTTACCGGGCGTCACCATGATTACCGGACCCCCGTCGACGTTCCCGATGAATGTGACCCGCGACGAGGGCTCACCCTCATAGGTGACAGTGACTGAATAGGCCACGTGACCCGCGATGCCGCATTCCTTACGAATGTCACTAAGCGTTGCGATATCCATTACTGATCTCCGTTCGTGAGGGTAAATCCATGACAGCCATCGGACTGTGCGCCCGATGGCTGTCGCTGAATCGGCCCTTACGCGGCGGCTTCCCAATGGTCATCACAGACTGTGCAGAATGGCGCGCCCATCGGACGGCCTTTCCATGGGCACCCGTGCTCACAAGCCGTGCATTCCGGGTCGTGGCGTTCCATGGCGCGGATACCGGCTTCCCCGTGAGTGATCGGGAAAGAAAACTTGCTGCCATCCGCGTTGAGTAGCTGCGCACCATCGGGCAGTACCTCAACGTCCATGCGCTTACCGGCAACACGCATGTGCATACAGACCTCTGAGTAAGGCAGCTCTACAGTGACCCGTTCGCCGATGTGTGCGTGAATCATGATCTTTCTCCGTTCGGTGAGGGTAAATCCATAAGAGCCATCGGACGGAATGCCCGATGGCTCTTGCTGAATCGGCCCTATCACTTACCTAGCGCGCGGAGTACCGATGGCGCCGGCTTGTAGTCCGGGTACGTCGACTGCATCCATGCGACGTAGTCAGCTAGTACGCCCTTCTTCGTGCGCTTAGTGCTTCCGCACGTCTTTGCGGCAACCAGCATCACGCTTCCCTGACGGCTCATCTTCATACCGGTACTGATCTCGAGCCCTAGGCCTGACGCGATGCGCATGTGATGAAACAACATGACATGCTCACCGGTGATCATCGTGCCACCGTCAAAGTTTTCAATTGCCATGATCATTCTCCGTTTCGATTGACTGACCCATACCGGCGCACGTACCGCTCAATTCCTAAGGCGGTAAGGCAGGACATGCGCCGTAATGGAAAGTCACTCGTGTTGCTCCGCTGGGCTGGTTTAAGGGACGGACAAGTCGATGGCGGACTCATAGGTCTCGCACACGTCGCTTACCTAGCTGGCGCGGTGTGGTGCCTCTATGTAGTTCTCAAGTAACCAGCAATGACAGCGATTCCGCGAGTGGCTTGCCTCCCGATGGAGGTAGTTCCTACTGCCACGCTGCCCTGCCTGCTGGCGCCTAGCGGCACCCGCGTTTTGAAGTGTAGCCCTATTACGACACTAGCGTCGTACTAGTACTCACCTATAGGGCCGACTGCGCTTAGAGTCCGATGCGCGAATACGTCACACCCTCAGATGGGCTGTGCTAGGTGAGATGCGCGTACCCACACTCACCCTCAGGCCGGCCCATGTCGGGGCTCTACGTGGCACACAGCAGGCTAGGCAGGCCACCACCACAGCAGCGGGCCACCACCCACACAGCAGTCTGGCCAGCGGGTAGCAGGCCAGTAGGTAGCTAGATCACCTAACGCATATTGTGGGGCCGGCATCACCCATGCGCCCTAGTGTCCGATTCGGTACGCGCGGGCAATGAGTCCTATCTGGTCTCCACTGAGGAAGACTATTGACAATTCTGGGCGATGCTAAATGTCACATCGGAATGGTGAGTGACAAGATCCACAGGGGCTTGACAGTTACGGAGAGTAATGTCGGGTTGTGACCCTGAGTGACATCGGCGTCCCGTACGGGGAGGGGTGTCCGGATTATCCCTCACCGTCCGTTAGCCGGGAGCGCGGAGCGCCCCGATCCGTGCCGGACCCAGATTCATCCGCTACGGATCGATTTCTTTTCTCGCCATTACAGATCGACCCGCGCCATTAGCTTCATCCACCTACGACAATACGAAATGGCAGGCCAACGATTGTGGAGTGCGATTTCCCCAATCCGATCGTTGAGAAGGATCGGGTAGCGAATTGGACCCCGGGGCACGATATCGGAGTGTTCTTCTCCGTCGGCGATTCGTTGACTCTTGTCGGTACCGCCGCCGGCCATTCCGGTTTGTATTCCCTGCTTCAGTCGCTCGCCGACGAGTGGCAGGAGCGGGGTTGGGGTTACGACGACGCGGAGTGGTTTTTCGCCGAGTACAGCTCTTGACGTACCCACCGCTGTCAGCCTGGCTGGTGGGGGTGGTGTTGCTGGGGCTGTGGGTGTTCCTGGTCAACACCGTCTTCGAGTTTTTCGACTAGCGAATTGCGCTCTGAAAGGAGCCCGATGGCCACCACCGCCCATGGCACTCTCAATGCCAACGAAGTCGCCTCTGTGGCTGTGGAATCCGGCAGGGGTGGCATCGTCATCGTCAACCGCCAGCAGTCCGGCGTCATCTGGGTCCGCTTGGACGGGGTGGACCCGCAGCCGGAGCAGCCCGACACCTTCGCCGTCTACGGCGCCCGCGAGTTCCCCGTCCAGTCCCGGCGCAACCAGGTCATCGAGCTGGACGTGCGGATGCTCACCGACGAGGCGAAGCAATACTCGGTGGAGGCGTACTGATGGGCATCCACGATCTACCTGTCATCGGCGGCGGTGGTGAAGGCGGAAGTGGAGCACCGGGCCCTCCCGGACCTCCCGGCCCTCCTGGTGCCTCATCGTCGGCGTACACCTTTACCTTCAGCACTGCGGCGACGGCTCCGCCCGGAACCGGCGAGGTGCGTTCTGACGGGGCGACAGCTGCGACGTCCACAGTGCTGTATTTGTCGTACCGTCAGTCCGTCGGTGGTGACATTGCCCCGCTGCTTCGGGCGATCACCGCCGGCGATGTGCTGACTCTGCAGGACCGCACCGACTCGACCTTGTACGCGGAACTCGAAGTCTCCGGCGATGCTGTCGATCATCCGGCGCAGTCGTATGTGGAAGTCCCCATCTCTCTGGTCGCCGCCACCGGGCAGGCGAAGAACAATCAGGCTGTCACCGTCTTCCATCAAATGTCGGGCGCTCAGGGCCCTCCCGGACCGAAGGGTGCGGATGGTGCCCCGGGTCCGAAGGGTGCCGACGGTGCTCCCGGTCCGAAGGGCGACAAGGGCGATCCGGGGGCCGACAGCACCATCCCGGGTCCTGCCGGGTCTAAGGGCGATGCGGGGCCTGCCGGTCCCGCATCCACTGTCCCTGGGCCGGCGGGCGCCACCGGTCCCGCTGGTCCCGCTGGCCCGGCTGGCCCGTCAACGGCGTCCCTGCCGTTTGTCATGCCTGTGGGTACCGGCAGTGTCCCGGCGTCGGGCCAGTTGACGACGGAGTCTTCGTTCGGGGTCACGGCAAAGCTGTTCATCAGCAATACGACGAAGGACGGCACGAACATCGCGCCGATGCTCGCGGCGCTGAAGTCGGGCGACATCCTCACCTTGCAGGATGTAGGGACGCCGGCAAACAGTTTCACCTGGCACCTGACAGGCCCCACCGTCAATCAAGGCACCTATTTCGACGTGCCGGTGGCGAAGGATGGCTCCACGGGTGCGCTGAGCAATACAGGTCAGACCGGCGGCTTGGCGATCCTCAAGGGTGGGCAGGCGGGCGCGAACGGCGCCCCGGGTGTGACTGCCGGCCTGACCTATCGCCTGCCTGTGGGCACCGGAGATGTTCCGGCGTCGGGCCAGGTGACGACGGAGTCTGCCTTCCCTGTCACCGCGCGCCTGTTCATCAACTACACATCGTCGGGCGGGATCAACAGTGCTGCCGCACTGCGGGCGCTGAAGTCCGGCGATGTCATCTCGTTGCAGGACACTGTGTCCGGGGCGAGCATCACGTGGCATGTGTCGGGTGCGGTCCAGGACTTCTCCGGCTCGTCGTATGTGAATGTGCCCGTAGTCAAGGACGCAGCGCAGGGGACGCTGGGCAACACCGGACAGCTCGGCAGCCTGGTAATGGCGATACCGGGTCCGGCAGGCCCCGCTGGCCCTGCTGGCGCTTCGGCGTCGGCGTTGCAGTTCGTGCTTCCGGTCGGTACCGGCAGCGTTCCGACGTCCGGGCAGTTGACGACGGAATCGGCATTCCCTGTGACGGCTCGGCTGTTCATCAACTACCGCACGAAGGACGGCGCTGACGTATCGGCGATGCTGCGGACCCTGGCGGTGGGGGACAGCCTCACTCTGCAGGACGCGTCGGCCAGCATTACTTGGCATGTCTCCGGTGCGGCGGCAGATCTCACCACCTATTTCAACGTTCCGGTGGCTAAAGACTCGTCATCCGGGACGTTGGGCAACACCGGGCAGACCGGCACCTTGTCCATTGCGAAGCCTGGGCCGCCCGGTCCGAAGGGTGACCCCGGTGCTGTGGGCGCGACTGGCCCTGCTGGCCCTGCCGGTCCTGCTGGCGCTAAGGGCGCAGATTCCACCGTCGCCGGTCCTGCTGGTCCCGCTGGCCCTTCCGGGTCCGCCGGTCCGAAGGGTGACCCCGGCCCGGCAGGCGCTGACGGTGCTGACGGCACTGACGGCGCCGTAGGGCCCGCAGGTATGCCCGGTGGTGCGCTACGTCAGGCGGCGACGGCGACAGTCACTAGTGTCGTCAACGCCGGGCAGAAGCGGACGACAGTGGATCTGGCCCCGTCGTATCTCATCGCCGCGATTTCCACGACAGTTCCGGCCCGGGTGCGGCTGTATCCGTCCAATGCGGCAGCGACGGCGGACCTGAACCGTCCCGTCGACCAGGAACCTGACGCAAGTTCGGAGCTGGCGATGGAGTACGTGACACAGACGGGCAAGCTCAGTTCCACCATTTCCCCGCTTGTCGGCGGGGCGCAGGTCCCGTCGACTCCGACTGTGTACCTGTCGATCGAGAACCTGTCCGGCGCCACCTCCGATGTGTCGGTGACGTTCACCTATCTGGCATTGGAGGCGGCCTGATGGCCAGAGGTTCAGCGGTCTACAACCAGGCGCTCGGCTACCCGGCCTACAAGAACTGGGCGCAGCCGATCTCCAACGCCCTCAATGCCGCAGCGACGAGAACGAACGACACGGGGCAGGTCAACTGGGCGACGGTGACGACGGAACCGGCTGCCGGTGTGGTGCGCGACTACGAGGTGTTCGCGGTGGGTGGCTCCTTGCAGGCGACGGCGCCGATCTACCTGCGCTTCGACTATCAGGGCACGGCCTCCACCACCACCGGCGTCTACATCACCGTAGGTACCACCACAGACGGCGCCGGCGCCCTGGGCGGGTTGACGGTGGCGAAGCTCGGGTTGCAGATCGGGCCAGCAGGTACAAACCAGTGGTGCTGGGCGTCCTGCGACAACGACTCCTACTTCACCTTCGCCTACAACATGGACCCCGGCGCTACGGGAACTGACGGCATCGGCATGGTGGTGGTCGAACGCACCCGCACCCTTCCTGGTGCTGCTTCCGGTGCCGGTTTTCATGTCTGGCGCTGGCAGGCAACGTCAGCAACAGCCACCACCTACCAGGGCGGCTGGTCGAAAACCTTCGGCGCCACATCGCAGCCAGCCAACGCCAACTACAACTTCGACGTCCTCGCCCCGGACCTCTACAACACCAACACCGCGTACGTCGGCGGCACGAGCTACGCCTACCCGGTCTACACCTACACCGCGCCGTTCGCTAAGGGTGCGTCGAAGGCGCTGCTGTTGGGATTCCAGTACGACTTCCCCCGCGGTCAGCCGGTGACGTTGACCCACTACGGGGAGCCGATGACGTTCATCCCGATGTCGGATGCGGTGACGATGCCGCTGCCGACGCTGAACAACGCTGGTGCGGCGGCGTCGAAGACCATCTCCCCGCTGATTCGCTGGGATTAGGGAGGGGCTGACAATGGCGCGTGGATCTTCTTCGTATACGCAGACGTTCGGGTCGCTGGCGAACTACAAGAGCACGTATCAGACGATCTCCGGAGTCATCAACCAGGCGGGGGTGCGTACCGCCGACACCGGGCAGGTCAACTGGGCGTCGGTGGCGACGGAGAACACCACCGTCGGCAGGGACTACGAGATTTTCGCCCTGGGCGGGCCATTGCAGGCGACGGCACCGATCTACCTGCGTTTCGACTACGTGGGTGGCAGCAGCACCGGCAACTACGGCGTGCACATCACTGTCGGCACCACCACAGACGGCGCCGGGAACCTGGGCGGGTTGACTGTGGCGAGGCTGGGGTTGCAGAACCATGCGCTCGCTACCGCTCCCCACACCTGCTGGGCCGCTTCCGATCAGGCCTCCTACTTCACCTTCCTGTTCGCGTTGGACACTTCCGCCACCGGGTCTGACGGGGTGGGCATGGTCGTTGTCGAGCGGACGAGGGATCCCGGCGGCTCCGCTATCGGCGCTGGCTTTCATGTGTGGCGTTGGTATGCGACGAGCGCGGGGGGAACGGCGAACTCGGGTGGTTGGTCCAGGACGTTCGGCGCAGGTAGTCAGCCTGCGGTGGCCGACTTCACCTACAACGCGATGGTGCCGGATCTTCAGAACAACACCACCGCAGCCCAGCCCGGCGGTCTCTTCTATGCGTTCCCCGCCTACACCTACACGCCGCCCGCCACAATGGGGGGCGCGTCGAAGGCTCTCATGTTCGGCTACGCGGCGGATTTCCTGCGCGGTAACGCCGCCCCCATCACGCACTACGGCGAGGAGATGACCTTCATTCCGCTCGCTGATGCGGTGGGAACGTTGCAGCCCTCCATGAGCACCGGGACCACTGCCGTCACCAAGCCTTTGTCGCCGATGATCCGGTGGGACTGATGGCTAACTACACCACCGTCGTCACCCCGCGGACGGGCAGAGAGACCCGCCTCTTCATTGCCCCCGACGCCCCCGACGCCTTCTACGCCGGCGGCACCCGGGAGTACGGGATCGCCCGGCCCGAAGGCGGCGGCGGTAACGCCACCCGCCCGTTGACCGGGCTTCTGCACCCGCCGGACAGACGCGGCAACCGAGCACAAGCAGCAGCAACCCTTTAAGGAGTACGACAATGGCTGGACGCCCGAGAGGTACCGGCACCCCGACGGCTCTGAAGCTCCTCAAGGGTGAGCGGAGCTGCCGGGTCAACTCCGACGAGCCGCAGCCCGAGGACGGGATCCCGCAGTGCCCGACGAAGGACCCTGAGGTGCGGGCCATCTGGGACTACACGGTGGACCAGCTCGTCAAGATGCGCACCATCACCATGGCCGACCGGGACGCCCTGCACACCTACTGCGAGCAGGTTGTCATCTACCGCAAGGCTGCTGATCTGGTCCGCAAGCAGGGCGCGATCATCGGGGTGGAGGGCCGCCAGATCAAGCACCCGGGGACGATTGTGATGAAGGAAGCGGCGGCCATTGTGAAGATGTTCGGCCGGGACTTCGGGCTCAGCCCGGCAGCGCGTACCGCCATCAAGGTCTCCGATCAGCAGAAGCCGAAGCAGACGGGTGCTGACGCTTCCCGGTTGCTGTCCGGCTAGTCCTCGTCGTCGTCGCCGAAGATGGGCACTGAGGTGTGGTGCCCGTCGATGACGACGTAGATGCCGAACTCTTGGGCTTCGACGGCTTGGGCCCAGTCGGCGAGTTTGCTCAGCGCCGGGTTGGCGCAGCCTTCACCGTTTTCCAGGGTGGACGCCCAGGTGCGGTGGGCGCCGGCAGCTCGGGACACCGCTGAGAGGCTCATCGCCAGGTCTCTGCGCTGATTCCGCATGGCATCGATGAATGGTGTGAGTTTCTCGGTCAGGTCCATCGGCTCGCCCGTCACCTTCGTCCTTGATCTCATCGTCTAGGGAACTCGGGTAATGGCATCCGAGTGACGTAGGAGTTCAACCTGTCACCCGTTAGGGCTCCATTCTTTCCGGTGCGGGGGTGAACTCAATGGCGAAACGCATTCCCGTCTGCGGCAAATCCTTCGACGGCACCGAATGCAAGGAAAAGGGCGACCACCTGTGCAAGCCGAGATCAAATCATGTTCAGGCGTTTTTCTCGGAGATCCTGGTCCATACCAAGGGCCGCTGGAGTCGTCAGCCGTTCCGGCTCCTCGACTGGCAGGTCAACGACATCATGGCGCCTTTGTTCGCTGAGGTGACGTGGTCGAAGGAGTTCGAGAGGTACGTACGCCGGTACCGGCTGGCGTGGATTGAGGTCGCCCGTAAGAACGGCAAGTCGGAGCTGCTCGCCGGGATCGCCCTGTACCTGCTCATCGCCGACGATGAGGACGGCGCGGAGATCTACGGCTGTGCGGTGGACCGGGACCAGGCCCGCAAGGTGTACGACGTCGCCGAGCGGATGGTGCAGCTCTCGCCGCTGCTGACAGCCCGGCTGAAGATCAACAAGCAGGCGAAGCGGATTTACGACACCAGCACCGGCTCCTACTACGAAGTGGTTGCTGCCGACGCCGGGGGAAACCTGGGCCACAACCCCCACGGCATTGTCTTCGATGAGGTGTTGACCCAGAAGAGCCCCGACCTGTGGAACGCCATGAGAACCGGCATGGGCGCCCGGGAACAGGCCCTCATGGTGGCTGCCACCACCGCCGGCGACGACCCGCAGTCCTTCGGCAAGGACCAGCACGACGAAATGCAGAAGGTCGCCGACGACCCGGAACGGGCCCGGCACATCTTCGTCTACATGCGCAACCTGCCGAAGGACGCCGACCCCTGGGATGAGTCCCTGTGGGGAATGGCGAACCCGGCACTCGGTCAGTTCCTCAGCCTGTCGTCACTGCGGGAAGAAGCCCAGGAGGCGAAGAACGACCCCGGCAAGGAGAACGCCTTCCGGCAGTTCCGGCTCAACCAGTGGGTCAGCCAGGCGTCGCGGTGGATGCCGATGCACCTGTGGGACCGCTGCACCGGCGACCTGTGGCTACGGCCCGACTGGCACAACAACGAACTCGCCGGCCGCACCGCCTACGCCGGGTTCGACCTGGCGGCGAAGTTCGACCTGACGGCATGGGCGGTCGTCATCCCAGGAGATGAGCCGAAAGAGGACCCGGCACACATCCTCTGGCGGTTCTGGCTTCCCGAGTCCGGCCTGCAACGCCTCGACCAGTTCCACGACGGCAAGTTCACCCGCTGGGCGCGACAGGGCTGGCTCACTGTGACTTCTGGCTCGGTGATCGACTACGACAAGGTCATCGACGACATCACAGAGGACGCGAAGACGTTCCGAATCGTCGCGGCGGACTGCGACGAATGGAGCATGTGGCCGATCATCAACCGCATCGGCGACGCCCTCAACCTGGACATCGAGCAGGGAGAACTCACCGCGTACCGCAATACGTACGACCGCATGAGCCCAGGGATGACAGACCTGATGGGAACCGTGAAGAGAGACCTCCTCCGTCATCACGGCAACCCGGTGGCCCGCTTCTGTTTCGACCAGTGCGAAGTACGCCATGCCCCCTATGATCCCAACCTGATCCGCCCGGAGAAGCCGGAGCGGGGCCGGGACAAGGCCCGCATCGACGCGGTGCCGGCGGCGGCGATGGCAGTGAACGCGTGGAAGTCCCGCGAAGGCGTCGATCAATACCAGTCGGCCTATGAGGACAACAAGCTCATGGTGATCTGACCTCGTCGTCCACGTAGGTCCCGTCAGCCATCTCGCGGGTATCGCATGGCCAGCGCGTTCCGCACTCCACGCAATAGTCGCCGACCATGCCCCCCGGTCCCGTCTCGCGGCCGTGCCAGGTGGCGATCCGGCCCAACCGGTCGCTGGCGTCGAGCGCCCGCGACAGCAGCTCTTGCAGATCGAAGTAGGTGAGCCGGGCGGTGCCACCGTCGGCGGTGGCGACAGTGGCGATGGCGTCGCCGGGGTCCATGTCGCGGAATCGCCCCAGGATCAGCGCGGTCCGCACGTAGACGTCGTTGATCATCAGTGCCCTCAGAAGTCGTGGATGCAGTGCTGGCAGAAGTAGATGTTCCTCGCCCGGATGGTGACGGCTATCCACCACACCCTCCACCGCGGAGGCGGCTTCATGTCGAACCAGGACTGTCTGCTGGTGCGCAGGAACTGCCGCCGGTACACCCTGCGGAGTTCCCCGGCGCTGCGGTACCGGTGGCCGCACTCCCTGCAGATGATGTAGGCGTACCCGTCCTCATCCTCGTTGCAGGAGTAGCAGTGGACGTCGTTGCACTCGAAGGTGGGCTCGTGGGTCACAGGCTGCGCTCCTGGCACTTCGGCGGCCTCCACACCGTCCAGAAGACAATCCCAGACGAAGTGAGCCGACCACACCAGCAGCACTGCTCGATCGGGTAGAAGGCTTCGGTGACGGGCAGCCGGGCGGAGCGCATGTCGATGTAGCAGGAGCCGCACATCCGGTGGTCGAGCCCGTGGATCTCTTCGCTTATCCGGGGGAACATCGCTGCTCGTGCTCCTCGATGCGGAAGTTGACGGTGTGTGCGGGGATCGGCGCCTCCACTTCGGCCTCCCACAGGCACCGGGTGCATTGGATGACGACGAAGGCGGCGTAGGTGCCCAGCGCGACGTCGATCATGTAGTGGGGTTCCCGCGGCGGGATGTCGTCCATCAGGGGCTGGCCTTCGCGTCGTTGAACATCCAGGCGACGAGTCCGAACCCGATGATGAAGACCCAGAAGCCGACTTTGACGGCGCCCCACCACAGAGTCCAGTAGGCCTTGCGCAGCACCGGGGCAGCCGCCTTCGTCGCCTTGTAGTCGGAGTTGGCCCGTTCCAGTTTCGCTTTGAGGTAGCCGAAGCTGAAGACGGTGGAGCCGATCAGCAGCGAGATGAGGATGCCCATCGTCACCGGGCTGGTTCCGCTCATCGCTTCACCGTAGAGGACTACGGCGCCACTGTCAGACACTTGTACGCCATTTGAGGGAACGCTGGGAGGGTGCCACCGGTGTGCTCGGGTCCCCGGCGACACCCTCCGCTAACTCGGAGGACCGCCCCCCGATGCCCCCTTCACCCCGCCCTGGAGGGTGAAAGCAAAAGACGGTCCCCCTCGTTGCGCGGGCCGGATTCGAACCGGCGGCCTCCGGATTATGAGTCCGACGAGCTACCACTGCTCCACCGCGCTGAGCACAGGCCCCTTCCGCTATGCCGGGCGGAAAGGGCCCGCAGCGCCGGCTCGTTCACACAGCAGCGGTGAAGGAACCGGCGGCTGGGAATGTCGCGGGAGAACCCTCGGGCTGAGCTGACGAGTTATCTCCTGAACTGTTCCCGCTTACGAAGCATGCCGAGCGTTTTCGCTCTCCGCAAATCCTGTCACCCATTTGGAGCGAACCCGACATGCTCTCGCGTTGGCCCGTCTATGAGCGGGTCCTCGTCAACTTCCTCGAAGGAACCGCTGTCGAAGGCGTCCTCATCCGCAAGTCGGGGCCGCTGATAGTGCTGTCCGATTGCACGTTGTACTCGCCCGGCGCAGAACCGGTGCAGCTCGACGGGGACGTCTACATCGAACGCGATCAGGTGCTGTATATGCAGGCGTCCCCACCGAAAACCCCGTCGCAATAACCCGCCACCAGTCACCCGAAAGGAGTAACGGTGCCTTTCGCGTTGACCGCAGGCGTCATCGATCGGGTCCGTCCCGCGCAGTACACCCTCGGCTATGGGCTGCCGACCTATGTGCAGGTGGGTCCGGAGCAGTACCGCACCTACGAACACATGTGGAAGACCCAACCGGCGCTGCGGACAGTCATCGAGTTCGTTGCCCGTAACATCGCCCAACTCGGCCTGGACGTCTTCGAACGCACCAGCGACACCGACCGTAAGAAGGTCCGCGAACACCCGCTGTCGAAGCTGCTGAACAATCCCTGGCCCGGATCGAAGTGGACGAAGTACCGGCTGATCAACTGGACGGTGCAAGAGTATTCGATCTTCAACTCGGCGTTCTGGATCAAAGGGAAGGCACCCGATGGCACCAACGGGGTCCTACCGATGCCCCGCCGCTACATCGAACCCGTCGGCGACAACCTGTTCTACCCCGACTTCTACCGGATCACCGGCACCAAAGGCACCAAGGACATCGCCCCCGATCAGGTGGTGCACTTCTTCGGGTACAACCCCGACGACCCCCGCGAAGGGTGGTCGCCGATCGAGACGCTGCGGCTCATCCTCGCCGAGGAGTACGCAGCCACCGAGTACCGGGCGCAGATGTGGCGCAACGGGGCCAGAATCTCGGGCTACATCACTCGGCCGGAGAAGGCGCCCCGCTGGTCCGATACGGCCCGGAACCGGTTCAAGACCGACTGGGGTGCCTACTCGACCGCCCAACAAGCCGGCGGGACGCCAATTCTCGAGGATGGAATGTCCTGGCACGAGGGTGGCATCACACCCAAAGACGCCCAGTACATCGAGGCAAGGCAGCTCTCCCGCGAAGAAGTAGCCTCCGCGTACCACGTCGACCCGTCCATGATCGGGCTCAGTAAGAACGCCACCCAGTCCAGCTTGGGTGAACTGCGCCAGATGCTGTATGCGGACGCTCTCGGGCCGCTGCTGGAGATGCTGCAACAGGACATCGAACTGCAGCTCCTGCCCGATGTGGACCCGGGCGGCGCCGAGAAGATCTACGTCGAGTTCAACCTGCGCGCCAAGATGCAGGGCTCCTTCGAAGCCCAGGCCGCAGCGATCTCGGCCTCCGTCGGCGGCCCGTGGATGACCCGCAACGAAGGCCGCGCCCTGTACAACCTGTCGGACCTTCCCGAGGCGGACGAACTCATCACCCCGCTCAACGTCGTCGAAGGCGGGCTGGCATCACCGCGGGACACCGCACCCGATAACCCATCCAACGAGGAGTCCAACGGCCAACCACCGGGACCTAAGCCCCTTCGGAGCGGCTCATGAAGCACAAGACGATGCCGGCGACGGTGACGCCGCAATCCGACGACGGGGTTTTCGAAGCCGTCGTCTCGGTGTTCAACAACAAGGACCTGGGTGGTGACATCGTCCGCCCGGGTGCGTTCAAGTCGAGCCTGGAGCATTGGGCGGGCGCTGACGCCCCCATCCCCGTCTACTGGTCGCACCGCCTCGACGACCCCACCATGAACATCGGCGAAGTCATCGACGCCGAGGAACTGATCGGTGGGGCCAAGTCGATTCCCTCCTGGGCCAATGCGTGGGTGCAGGAGAACGGCGGGCTGTACATCAAGGCCCAGCTCGACGACTTCGGGATGGGCAAGCAGGTCCGGCACCTGATGAAGCAACGCCGGGTCAAGCAGTTCAGTTTCACCTACGACGTCATCAACGAGCAGCGCAGCAAGGACAACGACGCGAACGAGCTGCTCGATCTGTTCCTGCACGAAGTAGGCCCCACCCCGCTCGGTATGAACCCGCTGACGGAACTGATCAGCGCGAAGAAGCATCCACCTCCGGATCCGACGCCGGACCCCTACCGCCCTTCCGGGGCGGTTTTTTTGTGCCGTCAGCGAGCCCGAATGGCTGCGCTTGCGGCCGAACTCAGCGACTGACCGCCAGGTCATCGAAAGGACTAAGGAAAAATGCGTAAGAGTATCCGAGACGCGATCCTGGCGGAAACGAACGCTGCCAAGGGGATCCTGGACGTCGTCACGAAGGAAGAGCGCGACCTCACCGACGTCGAGCGGGAGAAGATCGACGCGCACATGAAGAAGGCGGAGGAACTCACCGGCAACGCCGCCCGGGAGGAGGCCTTCCGCAAGCAGATGAGCGACCTGTCCGGCGGGCTGGGGCTGGGGGAGCAGGACACCCAGGAGATCCCCCCTCCGAAGGCCGCCGGTAAGGGCTCCACCAAGGGCATGTCAGCCGGTGAGATGTTCACCCAGTCGGCGGAGTACAAGACGCTTCTCGGCTCGGTGCCCAATGGTTCCTTCGGCGAGAAGTACCGGGTCCAGTCGTCGCCCATGCACATCGGCTCGATGAAGACCCTGCTGACGTCCGGGAACCACACCACCTCCGGCGGCATCACCATTGAGACGGACAACCGCGGGCTGCTGTCCCCGTTCTACGAGCGCCCGCTGAGTGTGCGAGGACTGTTCGCGTCCGGCTCGACCACTTCGGACACCATCGACTACGTCCGGATGATCAACACCGTCAACAACGCCGCTGTGGTTCCTGAGGCCACCACCACCGCACCCATCGGCGGCGGCGCCACCACCGTCACCGGCGGCGTCAAGCCCGAGAGCGGCTTCGACTTCCAGCGCGACTCGACGACTGTCAAGACCATCGCGCACTGGATGCCGATCACCAAGCGGGCACTGGCCGATGTGGCGCAGATCCGCACCATGATCGACTCGTTCCTGCGCTACGGCCTGGAGGAGGAGTTCGAAGACCAACTCCTCACCGGATCCGGCACCGGCGAAAACTTCCTCGGCCTCAACAACACCCCGGGAATCCAGACCCAGACCGCTGCCGGCGCCGAAGACGCCATGGACGTTGCCCGCAAGGCCCGCACAAAGGTCCAGATCGGCGGCCGGGCAACCCCGACGGCCTATGTGATGAACCCCCTCGACTGGCAGGAAATCGAGTTGATGCGCAACGTCAACGGCGACTTCTACGGCGGCGGACCGTTCCAGCTCACCGCCCCCCGCCTGTGGGGCCTGCCAGTGGTGCAGAGCGAGGCTGTGGCGCCGAAGACCGCCTGGTGTGCCGCCTGGAACTGGGGCGTCATCTACGACCGGGAGCAGGCCACCGTCACCGCCACCGACTCGCACGCCGACTTCTTCGTCCGCAACTTGGTGGCGATCCTGGCTGAGATGCGCGCCGCCTTCGCCATCCTCCGGCCCTCGGCATTCGTCAAGATCACCCTCCCATGACCGATCTGCATCCCGCCACCGAAGCTCTCCTTCGGTATTTCAGCTACGACCATCTGCCCGCCGGAAGCGCCATGCGGGAGACGTCCGCCCCGTTCGGTGACTTCGCCCGAGCGATGGCCGAACGGGTCCCGCCGGGCCCGGAGGTCACCGCCGGGCTGCGCAAGCTCCTCGAAGCGAAGGACTGTTTCGTACGGGCGAGCCTTTCGAAGTGAACGTCTACTGCCGAATCTGTGGAGCACCCGGAGCGGCCTGTGGTGACAGCCACCAGAGCCTCCCGTTGCTCACCAGCGCCGCATTCAGAGGAGAACGAACCACCATGACCGACGAGCAGGAACAGCAGCAGGAGCAGACAGGCCAGGCCAAGCGCCGCGAGCAGCAGGAGCGCAACCGGGCCAAGCACGAAGAGCACCAGCAGGGCCGCCAGGAGCAGCACGAGACCGCGCAGCGCAAGGTAGGCGAGGTCGCCGGGCGAATGCAGGAATGGGCGCAGGAACCCAAGGAGCTTCAGGAGTACCACTACTACGTCGGACACGTGGAGATCACCGCCATGATGACCCCGGAGATGGCCGAACAGGTCGGGGCGGTACCCGTCGACGAAGACCTCGAAGAGCCCGCCAGCGGTAAGGAAGGCAACAACGAGGCCAACCGGCTGTCGACCCGCAGCCGCGAAGCCGATGACGCCGGAGTCACCTCCGAAGAGGACCCCGACGGCAAGACCGCAACCGGCAAGGCCCGGGGCGCACGGAACAAGCGGGCCGGCGGTAGCTGATGGAGTCGCTCGCCACCGTCGGCGAGCTTGAGGTCTACCTGGGGCGCACCTTCGACGACCCGGCCCAGGCGCAGGCGCTCCTGGATCTGGCGTCGTCGGCGGTGCGCACCTACTGCGGGTGGGACCTCACCCGCCAGACGCAGACCATGTACGTAGAGGGCGCGAAAAGCGCCCTGGTGACACTGCCGACGCTGGAACTTGTCGACGTCCTGGAAGTGCGGTCCGGCGGGGTGGCTCTCGACCCGCTGGACTTCCCCATCAACTTCTCCCGCAAGGGCCAGATCTGGGGCTGCTGGATCTACACCTGCCAGTACGAGATCGACGCCGTCCACGGCTACGACCCGATGCCGGAAGTCCTGAAGCTGATCACCATGGACCTCACCGGCAAGCAGATGTCCAACCCGGAAGGACTCACCTCCGCCACCGTCGGGCAGGTCACCAAAACCTGGGGGTCCAGCCGCAACCCCGACGCCGCATCGGTGTCCAACATGTCGACGCTGCATTCCGCGCTGCTCGACCGGTACAGCATCTGAAGGGGGCGCCGGTGATCCCCCTGTCGCTGACCACCATCAGTGTCCTACGCATCCCCGAAGCCAACGACTACGACGAGCCCTACAACGGCGCCGACGAAACCACCCGCGATGTCGTCGCCGAAGGGGTCCGGGCCGTTGTCGACTTCCCCGGCGGCAACCTGGCAGTCGAAGGCGGACAGCAAAACGTCGCCGAGTACGGGCTGAAGTGCGACCCGTTCCCTGGAGGGTTCCGTCACAGCGACTGGATCAAGGACGCCCGTGACTCCCGCGTCTACCGGATCGTTTGGTTCATTGACTTCGGAGATCACCTCGAAGCGCGAATGCGAGACACCGAAGGCGAGGTCTGATGGCTCGGAAGCGCCCGTACACCACAAAGAATGCGTACCGCACCATCGAACGCATCGAGGACAAGGCGCGGGAACGGGCACGGGAAATCGCTCAGGACATCGTCGACCTGATTCACATCAACGCCCCGACAGGATCGGTAGAACGGGGCACCTTGCACGACGACGCCGGACCCGAACTGAAGGACTCCTTCTACGTGCGCCTGGACCCCGAAACAGGAGACTTCCTCATCCGCTCCCGAAGACGCTACTGGGCCTACGTCGAGTTCGGCACCCGCGAACACGGCGACGCGCAGCCCTACATCCGTCCCTCCGTCGACGCGGTCAAGAGGTACTACGGATGATCACCTACGCCGACACCGAAACCACCGTCAAGACCTGGCTGCTCACCACCTCCGTCGCCCCGCTGCTGCTACGCCCCGACGGCGGCTACTCCATCTACAACGCGATGCCCGCCAAGTCGCCAATCCCCGCACTAGTGGCATTCCAGGTCACCGGCGGCCCCCGATCCCGCAAAGACCTCCCCGAACAACAGGTCAGGATGCAGTTCGACTGCTGGGGCAAAACCAGACTCCAGGCCGGCGACATCGCCCGAGCCCTCATCGCCGAATGCGAAGACTGCGCCCGCACCGGCGGACGGGTCATCAACGGCGTCTACCTCGGCGCCGCAGTCACCCAGACGATGCGCTGGCTGCCCGAACCCGACTCCGACACCCCCCGCTACATCGTGGACGCGTTGATAACGACAGTCACGTAACACCCCCGCTCACCCCTTCGAAGGCCCGCCGGCATCCGGCGGGCCTTTTCTCGTACGGAAGGAAAATCCCGTGGCTGACTTTCACGCCGCCGCAGTCCGATTCGGTAAGCCGGGCAAGCTGTTCATCGCGCCCATCGAAACCGCCCCCGGTGTCGCCACCAAGGAACCCCTCGACACCGTCACCGCCTGGGACGCCGCCTGGGTACCCCTCGGCTACACCGATGAGGGATCCGTCTTCAACTACGAAGTCACCACAGACAATGTGGAGGTCGCAGAGGAACTCGACCCCCTGGCGCGGGTCACCACCGGCCGGGATGCGTCCATTGAGTTCGCTCTGGCGGAGATCACCCAGCGGAACCTGATGATCGCCTTCAACGGCGGCATCATCGAAGGCGACGACACCGCCTGGATGTTCGAACCCCCGGACCTGGGCAACGAACAGCGCGTCATGATCGGCTGGGACGCCATGGGAGACGTCGCCCGCAACGACCTGCGCATGATCTTCCGCCGCTGCCTTCAGGGTGGCTCCATCGGCCTGGAGAACCGCAAGGGCGTCCAGAAGTCGCTCATCAGCGCCAACTTCCAACTGGAGAAGCCCCTCGACGGGCGCCCGCTGCTGAAGATCCTCGGTGGTGCCAACCTCAACCCGACGATCCCGTGATGAAGGTCCTCGCCGGACTCGCCGCGGGATCTGTCGCCACCGTCGCCGGACTGTGGCTACTCGCCGCCTACGAACGCAACAAGACGAAGAAGCCCGCCGACACCACCAGTCCCTACACCAAGGAGTAACACCCGTATGGTCACCCGCGACTTCGATGCGATGCTCGCCGAACAGGCCGGCGTCCGGCCAACCTTCAAAGTCGGTGGGCAGGAGTTCACGCTACGGGCGAAGCTGCCCTACAAGAAGTGGAACGAACTGCTGGCGGTCATGCGCAGCGACGAGACAGACGCCGACGAAGCGACAACGGCGTTCTTCAACACCGTCCTGATCCGTAGTGACCGCCAGCGTTTCCTGGAGCTGCTCGAACACGACGACGACGATGACACCGATGAGAACGTCGTCGGGCTGGAACAGATGGACGGTCTCACCGACTGGATCATGGAGCATTTCACGGGAAAACGCCGGACCAGTTCCGATGGCTCCTCTCCTGGTGCGAACGGAACTGGCCCTGCGCCGAACGTGGTCTCCTTAGGGTCGAAGAAGGCCGCAAACGCCTGACGATCCGGCAAGCGATGAACGTCCTGTGGGAAACCATGATCGACGAGATGCGCCTCACCCGCCTCGAATTGGACACCCGCAGGCACTTCACCGAGGAACGCCAACCCATCGAACTGGCCCGTGACCTCGTATCCAAGTGGACCGAGCCCTACGTTCCGGAAAACCCCACCGTCGTAGCCACCAGAAACGCAATGGCACTACGCAGAGCAGCCAACGCGGACCTGATCGAAGTGGGGTGAGTCATGGCGGGCGACGACGATGTCATTGACAGTGCAGTAGTCCGAGTAGGACCGGACCTTTCGGGGTTCCGGCGCAAACTCGAACGCGAGCTGAAGACGCAGATCGCCGGCATCGGCGTAGAGATTCCCGTCAAGCTCAACGAGAGCAAGGCCCGCGAAGGACTCAACTACGTCGCGGGCCTGCGAACGAAGTACATCAAGGAGCAGCTCAACCGGACCCGTGACGCCAACGAGAAGGTGCAGCAGGCAGCCGACCAGGCTCGCCAGCACGAACTGAAGCAGGAACGTTCCTTCCAGGAAACCCTGGACCGTTTGCACCGGCGGGCCGAGACGCACGAAGCGCAGCGGGTTCGGTCCGCATCGGAGAAACTCGCCCAGCAACGCGAGCAGGCGGCAGAGGCCGAAGCCCGCCGGGAGCTGACGCAGGTCCGCAGCCTCGCCGAGAAGGTCGAAAAGGCCCGCAGCGACGCCCAGCGTGCCGAGCAGGAAAGAGAAGGCCGCCGGATCCGCTCAGTGGCCGAGAAGCTGGCCAGGGAGCAGGGCGACGCCGAGCGGGCCGACCGGGAACGAGAAGCCAAGCGCACCCGATCGGCAGCCGAAGCGCTGGAGAAGCAGATCGCCGATGCGATCCTCGCCGATCGGGAGCGTGAGGCCCGCCGGGTCCGCACCATCGAGGAATCCCTTCAGCGCACCCGCGGCCAGGCGCAAGAGGCCGACCTGGCTCGGCAGCGCCAGAAGTACCGCAACCACCAGGAGTACATGGACGCGTTGCACGTCGCGGCGCTCAACCATGAACTCAGCGAGGAAGAGAAGGCCTCCGCCAAGCGGGAGAAGATCCGCAGCGCCGACGTCGCCCGGCGCAAGAAGACGTTCGCCGACATGCGCAAGGCCGATAAGTTCATCGACTACGGCGGCCGGGGCGTCAAGCCGATGAACCTGCTGTACGGGATCGTCACGGCGATGACCCCGGCGCTGTTCGCCATGGGTACGTCGGCAGTGCAGGCAGCCTCAGGGATTGCTGCGCTGGGCTCTGCCGGCATCGGTGCGGCTCTGGGTCTGTCGGCTGTCGTCATCGGCTTCCAGGGCATCGGTGACGCTCTGAGCCTGCGCAAGCAGGTGATGAACGAGGAGACGACAAAGGCGGCGAACTCCGCGCAGGGTGCAGTCCAAGCCGCAGATGATCTTGCACAGTCGAAGCGGACACTCGCCGACGCTCAACGCGACGAAGCCCAAGCGCAGAAAGACGTCCACACCGCGCGCCAGGAAGCCATCCGCGACCTGCAAGACCTGCGCCAGGCCGTCATCGACCTCGACAACCAGTACAAGTCCGATGTCATCAGCGTCGCCGAAGCGAAGCAGAACATGGTCGCCACCGACCAGAACTTCTTCGCCACCGCATTGGACCGTGCCCGCGCCCGCCAGGACTACCAGGACGCACGAACCCGGCTGTCCGACACCGCCCTGGAACGCAAGCAGAAAAAGGATGACCTCAAAACCTCCCTGTCCAAGGGCATCGAAGGATCCGACAAGGTCCGCGACGCCAGGGAACGGGTACGCGACGCGAGGGACCGCCGACTCGACGCCCAGGACTCGCTGCGTAAGGGCGCAACGAGGACCGCCGGTGGTATCGACAAGACCAGCAGTGCGGCAGCGCAGCTCAAGAAGAAGATCGCCGAGATGTCCCCGGCGGCGCAGGAGATGTACTACTGGTTCGACAAGAACGAGAAGCTGTTCAAGAGCCTCCAGCGGCAGATCAGCCAGAAGACCCTGCCCGGGTTCAACACCTTCCTCAAGGCGATCACCGACACGCCGAAGGGCGGCAAGTCCACCCTGCAACTCGCCGCCGACTACGCAGGTGACCTCGGGGCGATCATCGGCAAGTACGCGGGCAAGCTGGGCGAGTGGACGAAGACCCCGTTCTTCCGCTCATCCATGGCGAAGATCCAAGAGTCGAACGCGAAGGCATTCGACAAGCTGGGCCAGGCGCTGCTGAACCTGGCAGACCCCATCACCCGCATCCTCGTCAACGCCGCACCCGGCTTCGAATCCCTGTCCGACACCCTGCTGGACCTGTCGAAGCGGTTCTCCGCCTGGATCAAGAAGCTCGACGAGAGCGGCGCCCTCAAGAAGTGGTTCGAGGACTCCCGCACCGAGATGGGCAAGTGGTGGCGGATCGGCAAGAACATCCTGACGATCATC